GTGTACGCCATCGTCGTTCACATGAACGACGCAATGAAAGAGCTGCGCAGCATTGTGATGCGTGCAGAAAGCCAGTGGACAGAAACCGGGTTGCCTCGTGTGGCGATGGTGCATGCCGAAGCCTGCGCCAGCCAGGTTTACCAACCAATGCTGCACGTGGTCCTGCAAGGGTCCAAAACCTTGTCCATTGGCGACCGGGTGTTGAGTTACGGCCCTGCCACCTATTTTGTGGTGCCTATCGATGTGCCCGCGACTGGCGAAATTTACCCAGCCGGGCCGGATGAACCCTATCTGGCGATTAGCTTGACCCTGGACCCCGGCATCATTGCCTCGCTACTGGCTGACGGGCGAAAAACAGAAAGCCAGACGCACTCCAGTTGCTTTTCGCCAGTGCCGGCACCTGCAGAAATGCTTGATGCATTGCTACGGATGCTGCGCCTCATCGACCGCCCCAACGAGGCATTCGTGCTGGCACCCATGATCGAGCGGGAAATTTTGTTTCGCGCATTGCAAGGACCGTTCGGGGACATGCTGGCGGAAATAGCACGCCCGGATGGCCGACTGTCTCAGGTACGTCGCGCCACTCAATGGATCCGCGAGCACTACACCGAGCCTTTTCGGGTAGAACCACTCGCGGCAATGGCGGACATGAGCGTTGCAGCGTTTTATCGGCACTTCAAAGCCATCACCGCCATGACGCCGATTCAGTACCAGAAGCGGCTACGCCTGTTGCGAGCGCGGTGGTTACTGCTGTTTGAAACACAAAACGCCGCCGCCATCGCCTTTACGGTCGGCTACGAAAGCGCCTCGCAATTCAGCCGTGAGTACGCCCGTCTGTTTGGGTTGCCCCCTGCGCGGGATGCAGCAAGGTTTAAAACGCCTGCCGATGCAAGTGATCCAGATACGATGGGTGCGAGTGCACTTCAGGGTTAAGGATGCATTCTGGAATTGCCAGTCGCAGCTATTGTGCGCGGGGCAGATAGCCCAGGATTTTGGCGATCCAGTTAGGTCCGCTTTTGGCCGTAAGCGGACACTCTTAGCGTTTGGAGCTGGCTATCAGGCGCCAACTGCTAGACTGCTTACTCTTTGGAGGAACACCGATGCCGAACTCAGATCTGCTCCCCTCCCTACTCTCCAAGCTATACGAAAATCAACTGGCCCTTGAAGCCTCGATCATGGAGCTATCGAACTGGGTTGAGCAGCGTGGCTCTGCCGAAGTCGCAGAGAACGTGCGCGGCGCACTGCACACCATCGACGAGAACGAAGAGTTCATCAAGCTGACCCTGGCCGTCCTCATGACGCCCGGCTGATCGTCGGGTAAACGTGCAGTTCGTCGGCGAACGACTACCGCATTGCTGCAGCTCGATTACTGTATGCACATACAGCACTTAAAAGCAGTCCAGCCTCATGAATCAGACAGAACTCAAAGCGGCTTGGACGGCGAAATGGCGCGCGGCTCTAGACGACCGCGAATATCGATTTAGCAGCCCAGAGGCCCATCGCACATCCTGCCGCTGGGAAGCCCAAGAAATGTTTGCCGCCGGTGTCGTTGATGAGACGGAAAAGCTGGAGATGGACGAGCTTGCCGAAGCTGCCTATTGGCATGCCGTTGAGGAATTAGTCACCCTTGAGGCGGGCTATTTGAATGGTGGGCACTACAACGTAATGCCAAGGAATGGCGGCACCTGCATTGGCAAAATCATCAACGGCACCTATTCCGCCGCTGAAGGGAAAGCTCTTGGCGGATTTGAGGCACGGGTGTTCAAAGAAAATAGCGGCAGACACCTGGCTTTCCGTTTTGGAGGGGAACCATGGCCAATTGACGGTCTCGTGTTGACGTCGAACACAGGTAAACAATTCGATCTGGTGCTGACAGCCCAGTTTATCAATGGCGTCGTTTATCCAACCATTGACGATGCGGACACGTACCGGGCGTTGGTCAACACGGCGCAGATCGCTTTAGAAGCGCACGACTTCGACGCCTACCGAAAAGCGCGACCTCTTCTCTTGGGCGCTGAATTCATCAGTTGCGTCGAGTGTCATGACAGCTTCAGCTTAAGAGAAGACTGCAAGGCTTGTGCAGGAAATGGGTTTGTCCCGAGAGTGAATCGTCAGCGCAGCTCATCTGCATAAGCTAACGCAGCCTCTTCGACCAGTTCGCGCCACTCCCCGCCGTCGATCACGCCACGATCTTTCATGTCGTCGGCGACTGCCAGCCGTGTGTCATATCGCTCTTCCGGACTTGTTGATATGAAGTGCGGGTCATTACGCAGTGCAAACCATGCTGCCATTGCGGTGATCTTTTCGTCTTTGTTTGTCATGACGAAGACTCCGGGCCAGTGTCTACAGTGTAGAGACTGGCACGGCTACAGCTGTTCACCGGTACCGACGAGCGGAGGCGCCTATGTGCGGAAGACTTTCACAGTACACAGGCATTCACGACTTCGTTGCGGCGTTGAGCATGCCCAATGCCTTGACGAATTCCGTGGGTGATGCGCCGCTGGAGCGCTACAACGTTGCGCCGACGACACAAGTCGCCCTGCTCCACCTCCAGGGCGATCATCTGCGTGCGGACCTGGTGCGCTGGGGATGGCGGCCGCACTGGGCGAAGGATCGAGCCGCACCGATCAACGCCCGAGTCGAGAAGGTGGCTCACGGCACTTTCTTCCGGGCTATCTGGCCGCACCGAGCAATCACGCCGATCAACAACTGGTTTGAGTGGGTGGACGAAGGTGGCCCAAAGAAGCAGCCCTACCTGATCCGCCGACGGGATGGCGCACCCGTGCTGTGTGCAGCTATAGGCCAACTGCCGGGCGGCGGCGAAGAACCGAACGAGCATGACGGCGTTGTGATCATCACCGCTGACAGCGCCGGCGGCATGGTGGACATTCACGACCGGCGTCCGGTGGTGTTGACGCCCGAGCTTGCGCGGGAATGGCTGGACCCGTCCACGCCCAAGGAGCGCGCCGAGCAGATGGTCCTGCACCAAGGCGAACAGTCCGATACATTTGAATGGTTCAGGGTCGACACGGCGGTGGGTAATGTGCGGAATAAAGGTCCGGTACTGATCCGGCCAGTCCATTCGCTTAGCTGAAAAACCACATGATGCTGATCACGGCAATCACCCAGCCGAGCGTAAGCAGAAATGAAAGGCCAGCCAGGCGCTTATGCATGAGGTCCTGAAAAATCGATGAACGAGTGATGGCTCTCACTGCTGGCCGCCAGTTAAGCGTAGTCCAAAAAACCCCAACGGACCACTGAACGGACTACGATTAACACGCCCGCAGCGTAATAATTCCTATCGAACGCTACTGACACGACCTCACCGCCGCGACCAACTGCCGCTCAAAACCGATTCGCTGCCGACGCTCAGCCAAAAGCGCCCGCACCTTCAGTTCCAAAACGTCGGACTTCTTCAGGCCATCGGCAGCCCAAGGTGGTACCGCGACTTCCTGTGTCTTGCACGGCACCTGCACCGGCACCTCAACGCGTACGGTGCGCACTTCCGGCTCCCGGCCAGCGCATCCAGCCAGCAACAGCGCAAACCCCATCAGCAGAACCCTCATAGCCCCAACTCCTGATCGATAATCGCCGCTGCAGCCTGGGCAGGGTCACCGCCGGTTTGCTCCCGCAACAATTGGTTAGCGGCGGCGTAGTCTGGCTGGGCTTCTTGCCTGGCCTTTTCCTGGGCTAGCGCGGCATTCCGCTCCCGCAATTGGCCTGCCAGCACCAACTCGCCAAGCTTCCTGCCTTGCTCCCCCGCCAACGCTTGAAGGTTGTCACGCGCCGACGTGGCCTTGGCCAGATCGATATTCGCCGCGTCGAGCAGCGGGCGGTAATGCCCGCTTGCCAGCCACACCCCGCCGCCGGCTCCCAGGGCCAGTAGCAGAACCGCCGCCAGTCCAACGACAGCGATCTTCTGCACCATCGTCATGCCAGCACCCCACCTGCCGCCACGTAGCGGGCCAGCAGATCGTCCATGCGGTGCTCACGCTGCCCGTAGCCAGCACCTGGTAGGCTGGCCCAGATGTTCCGGCACTTGGTCAGGGCCAGCTCAATACGCCCCGCCTTCGCGTCATCGAGGGCGCGGCATTCGCGGATGTGCTGAATGGCCAGCTTGTCCTGGCTGATCGGCCCGAAGTCCGGCAGCTTCAACTGAGCCCGGTAGTGCGGCCAGTCCTTCAGCATCTGCTGGTAGCGACCCGATGCGTTTGAGGTCAGGCCCTTGCTGTTGATGGTTTTCGACTTCCGCCCCCAAATGAAAGGATGGTCGGCATAGTCGCCGAACAGCTCAAGCCGGCCATCAATGCCCGTCACAATGACGTTGTAGCCATCGTCGGAGCGCTTCAGGTAATCAGACCCAAGCTCGGCCCAAGCGATCGCATCGAGCGTCGCCAATACGTTACGGCCGCCGGCGGCGGCTTCAGAAATGCGCGGCATACTTTTCTCCAGGCGAAAAAAAACCGCTCAAGGCGGTATCGGTGTTCGGGCGTCTATCAGCGAAGGGGCTTTTAAGCCTTGGTTACAACGTCCAGCGCCTGATCACGCTTGGCGCGTACGTCTGCTGGGATCTCCCGACCGCGCTCTATGTGGGCGATCACCTGCCAGTCGGTTGACTGCAGGTACTGCTGAGCCAGAACCATCTCCTGCTCGTCGGACAGATCCTTATCGGTCTGTATCTTTTTGGCCTTACTGAAATCAATCGCTGTCATTTTCTTCATCCTCAGTTTTTTTCTCGGTGAACGGGAGCGGCACAGACCCCTCCTCCACCTCAATGTCAGACGGGAACCGAACGCTCTCGTCAGCCATGTCGTCATGAGGAAGGATCAGGTTTATAGTCAATTCCCCCTCTTTCGATTTAGAGATCTGCCCTGTAAACCATGTGGACGAGACAGCCGCCGCAGGCAGCTCATACCCCGCAGGCAGTTCCTCGAAGTCAAACTTCTCGCCATCAATCGTAACGGCGCTGCCGCTGACAAAAATAGAAGGCGCAGATTGTTCGCAGAGTCTGGGTGTTAGTTTGATTTTCATTTCCAGGAACCTATGGCAAAGATCTCAAAAGTCAGTGGTCCAGCGCCTGTAGTCGAAGCAAGCGCACCGAAATAGACTTCAAAGGTGGTAATGGTGGAACTGGCGTTAGTCACCCACGCCGAGCACGCGGAGATATCCGGGTCCAGGGGAGTGCAAATAATCCTTGGAGCCTTGCCAGTCGGGAATGCTACAGGTAGCGACCCTTGATAGTTGCGGTAGCGAATGCCGCCACCAGGGGAGAACCAAGAGGCAGCCACCCCGGTAAACCTCTGGGAGGTAATCATAAGTCCACTGAGAAACTTCCACCATTCTCCGGTAGAGTTAGACCCGTAGGAAAGCAGCCCACCGGAAAACTGCGGATCAAGAATCGCCTTGGCCGCGTCAAACTTGGTATCCAAGGCCGTCTGAGCCTGCGTGCTGATCCCTGTCTTGGTACCGTTTCCGCCCTGCGCAATGCTAAGCGCTGTAGTCATACCGGTAAGCGCGGTAATGTCGCCGTTAGACCCGCTGGACGCCTTTGCGTCAACGTCAACCTGACTGGCCTTCTTGTCCCATGCGGTCCAGGACGTGCCGCCGTTGTTGGTGGATCGAACCCACAGAGTGCTGGTGCCGGACTCGGTGAACTCCTGCTTAACGTCGTTCGCAAAGCCCTTAATGACTTCAAGTATCCCGCCCAAGGTTCCAGGCTTATTTATCGCGTTAGCCGCTACTCGATACCGGTTTGGGGTTATTGCTGCGTTAAGGTTTGTAGCTGCCTGGGACTGATCCGCCGCCGCAAGCGAAATACCGTAGAACGCCAGCCGCGCCTCAACGTTGTCCGTGGTAGCAGAAGTGATCCATGACGTATAGACGCCGTTGGTTGGCCTAGACCGGTAGAACATTCGCGGGTTTGATTCGAAGGTGGTATAGATCTGTGCGGATGCGGATCCAGTGGTGGCTCCATACTGCATGTGCTGGACCATGCCAGCCTGATTTACGGGGGTCCCGGTAGCGGATCCAAGCACTCGGTAAACGTTTGTCCCGAAAAGCACGTCCAGGTCCGTGACGTTTGCCGAGGTCCCGCCGATACCGAACAATGCAGCCATGGAGGTGGCCGTGATGCTCTCGGTCCATGCCGACCAAACGTTATTAAAACACTGCCTGCTCCAGACTCTGTTTTTGTTGGCTGCAACGCCGGTCAAAGGGAATGCGATTTGGGAGCAGGCCGTGCCAGACGTTGTACCTGGAATGGTGAAAATACCCCAACCGGCGGTTAGCTCGGTTGGCGTGTTTGCGGCTCCCGAGTTCACATAATTGAACCCCCCGAGCCCCTTGCTTACGTTGTTCGGGTCGTCAATAAGCACAGACGCCCGATCCAACTTGGCCGCAATCCCGCCGATACCAGCGGCCCCGTAAAGCTCCAGCGTCATGGCGTTGATTTTCATGCTGGCAACGCGCGGCGGATCGCCCCCGAGCCCAGTAGGTGGCGTGCCGAGAATGATTTCTTGTCTTGCCATGTTTAACCCACCCGATTAGGAGTTGTAGTATTTAGTTATTGGAAACTTACAAATAGGCATCGAAAAGAACGAGCCAGTACTAAATAGACCATTACCCAGCGATGACCTTTGACAGTCGATCCTAAGCAAACGAGCGGACGCCACAAGCAACTGAAGCCCTGTGTATTGATAGTGACCTGTAAACCACGCGGTCCCCCTGTCAATTGAGGACACACTTATAAAGTCATCAACATCAATACTTATATTTGAGCTCCAAGTATCGTGAGCGTTGGGCACGGTACCGCCCGCCGAGTACGTCCAAGCCTTTGTAAACTTGCTATACCTGACAACCCTGTCAGAGGAAGCGTATATAGGAGTTCCATCTTTATCCCATATTTGCAGCCCATAAGGATCAGAACTGACATTATCCGAGTACTTACAGCAAACATACTCCAGCGAATGGCTCTGTATGAACCCTGAAGCGGCAGAGGTAATTCTGAAGCCCGTCCAGTAACCCGGCCCGCCGAGAATCGTTGTATAGATTGTGAGATTGGGCCCGTTAGGAGTAACCAACCTCAAAAATATCTGGGGAGCTTCTTGTGTGAGAACAGGCTTTACGAAATTCACCGTCCCGGTTCCCGTTGCATCCGAGAATCTAGACTGAATTGAAAAGCCACCCCTCTCTGAGAAAACCAACACTTTGTTGTAGGAGCTAATGGTAACGGTCTTTGAATCTCCAATAACTTCTAAACCAAAATCCATTATGTGACCCTCACAACTTCAACAGTGCATTCAACGGTGAACGCTTGCCATGAATAGCGCCACCGACTGCCATCATAAACACCGTAGTTTGTCCAAGTGCATATCCCAATTGAGCTTCCGCCGAGATCCACATAGGTAGGTACGCTAGGCCATGTACCCGCGTTTTGCGGCACCTGGTCCACGGCTGCATAAACCCTTGGCGTTATCGTGACGTAGCATGTCGCTGGGTTGTATCCCGGAATATTGAGAACAATATAATCAGATCGAAAATTATCCCCTCCCACTTTCGGCTGCGCGGGTATAACTCCGGAATACAATCGTTGAATCGTAAAGTCGTCCATGCTCAGAGTTTGAACACCGTTCTTATCCCAAACACCAATTCCAAAAGTCATGAAGAAAGATTCCCGACCATGGTGCGACGAATATCACCAATATCATAAACAGCCAGGCCGTTATTATTGAGCAGCGATGAGCCGCCCGCGCCCTCACCACGTAGCGTGAGAGTACCCGCCCTGACATTGATCTCCAGCAGTGGCCTGCCCTTCGAATCCACAGTCTCCGACCGCAGCGTCATACCCAAGATGATTTCCTGAATGAACGCCTTGTTGATGATTGCCTGATTGAGGAACACCTGATTGCCTTGGACCACGAACATCGGCACGAGCTGGCCGCTGGCTTCGTCGACCACAGCAAAGCGCTGAGCAAAGATCAGAACCTCACCTGTTTCCCCGTCGGAGCCGATGGCCAGGCCAGCCATGACCTTCTTGCCGTTGGATGTGGTTTGCACCTTGATGGTGGTCTGCGCCGATACCTTGCCGTCTAGCGCTACCTGGGCCTTGCTGACTGTCTGCACCGACGCTGAGTTCTCCCCGACATCGGCCTTGATCGTCTTGATTTCCTCAGCGGTCGCCTCCTTGTCGGTGGCCATGGCTTTCTGGACGGTCACGATGGTGGCTGTGTTCTCCCCGACGTTGGCCTTGATCGTCTTAATTTCTTCGGCAGTTGCCTCCTTGTCAGAAGCCATGACTTTTTGGACTGTGACGATGCTGGCAGCGTTGTCGCCGACGCTGGCCTTGATTGTCCTGACCTCCTCGGCATTTGCCGCCCTGTCCGAGGCCACGGCGGTTTGAACGGTGGTGATGCTGGCCGTGTTCTCCGCGACATTGGCCTCAACGATGTCGGTCCGCTGCGACTGGGCAAAATCCCGCTCAGCGATGGCAGCCATCAGCGACCACGCGCCGGCGGATGAGGTGTTGTCGCCAGCACTGCCCTCCTCCGAGCCCGCAGAGTCAGACTTCACCAGCGCATAGACACCCTCCAGACGCTCAGCGGTGGCTGTGACCTTGCCGTCGACCTCTTCAATAGCGGTCTTGTTCTTGCTGATCTCCAGAGCCATGGCCGCGTTGGTCTCGGCAATGGTGCCCATGTCGAACCAGAAGTTGGCGTTCGGCGGGGTTGTGTTGATCGGTACCGCCTTGGTCGCCTGGAACAATTTCTGCCCCACGCGAACCATGTCGCCCTTGGCATAGGCCTTGGACGGGACATATTCCAGCGCGTCGGTGATCTCGGAGATCAGGTCTTCCAGCTCCTGCTTGGCCTTGTCCAGACGGTCATTGACCGAGCCCGGCCCGCTGCCAGAAATCAGATCGATCTCGTCGCGCAGGGTTTTGTACAGCGCGCCCTTGCCGATTTTATCGGCGAAGTACTTGTCGTACTCGGTCTGGTCCGAGCTGGCCCGGCCATTCACTGCCCCAGGGATCGGCCAGAACGGCCCGACGTTGCCGGTGCGATCCACCAGGCGCGCCCAGAAGAAGAAACCCGCACCCGCCAGGATGTTCTGCATCTCGTGCTTGGCCTGGGGGTAGCTAAAGTCGCTCAGCTTAGTAGCGTTCGCCAGTACCGCCGACTGGCTGTACCACAGCTCAGTGCGCTGGGTGTCCTCTGCACCTGGTGGAAATCCCCACTCGATGCCGATGCCATAGACCAGGCTGGTGGTGGTCAGGAACGACACCGCCGGCGGGAGGCCGACTTTGCCCTGAAGGTTGGTCAGGTTGGAGCTTTTCCAGATCGACGAAATTTCGAAGGCGCTCACCGAGCGAACGCGGGCCAAATATGCGCCCGAGTAGATGCCGGTGACGTCGACGCTGGTCGAGCCAGTGCGCTGCAGCTTGATCCAGTTGCCACTGTCCTTGCGCCACTCCACGTCATAGGCGATCGCGCCTTTAACGGCAGGCCACGAGATGTTCATGGTGCTGATAGCGATGCCTTGGTTTACGGCGTAGCTCGATGTCAGCGTTACGCTCGCCGGCGCCGGAACGACGGTGACCGGGACAACGCTGATTGGCCTCTCTTCCAAGCGCGCGCCGGTGTCGATGTGCGCGAATTTGCTCGGATCGTACTGGACGGCCGAGATTTCAAACACGCCAGGCTCTGGCCGGGAAACGCTGGTGACGCGGTACAGCGGTATGGCCAAGTCGTCAGCATCGAGCGCCCACACTAGTTCGCGCTCAGGCGTGACGGAGTAGGCAGTGGTTACAGTTACTTTCCGACCGCTCACCAGTTGCACGGTCCGCCCTTCGCACTTTCCGTCTGGCAGGTTGAGTATGAGCCGGTCGCCCGGCTTGGCCTGGGTGTCGCGGTCCAGGGTGATGACCTTGCCGCTCACTGCCGAGATGCGCCCGCCTACAGGTCGACCAGCGAGCAGTTCGTCAGCGATTGGGATGACGTAGCCAGGCAGCGGAATGCGCCCGTCTAAGCCAACCTTGAAAATCACCGCCCGGTCCTTGGAGTTCGTGAGTAAGGCCCACTTGCCACGGCGCTGAGCTTCCGATTCACGGGTGCAGCCAATAGCGCTGATCTCCAGCGGATTGTCTCCGTAGCGGCGCTGAAGCTTCGGATCGGTCACCGCAGTGACGTCGGTGTCGTAGTTGTTCAGCGGGTTGTCGTAGCTGATCAGGGCGCGGGTGTAGCGGGTGCGCTCCGATGCACTCGAATAGGTAAACTTGCCATCGATGACGTTCGCGCGGGTATAAGCGAAGTCGAAGTCGGTAGCCCGCGGCATGTCCGACAGGGTGAAGACCTGGCCCTGGGCCCAGTAGGTCATGCCCCGGTAAATCGCCGAGATGTCGCGCAGCAGCGACCATGCGTCCGCCTTGCTCTGCAAGTTCAGATCGCAGATGAAACGCGGTTCCTGGCCACCCTTCCCGTTCGGCACCATCTGATCGCAATACTGCGAAATGCGGTACAGCTCCCACTTGTCCACCATCCATGGCTTGATGCGCCGGCCCAGGCCGAAGCGGTCATTAGTAGTAATACCGTAGGTGTGCCAGACCGGGTTGTCCGTCCACGCCTCTTTGAACGTACCGTCCCAGATACCGGTATAGCTGCGGGAGATTGGATCGTAGTTGCTCGGAACCTGCCACTTTCGGCCCTTACAGCGGATCGTTATGGCGGGAATGCTGCGGAACTGCTCGGCAGAAAACTCGATGTACAACAGCGCGGTGTTTGGGTACCGAATTTTCGCATCGATTACCTCGGTAAAGCCGGCAATCTGCATGGTGTCGGAAATTTTGTTGTTGTTCTGGTTGATGGTCAGCCGAGTGACCCGGATAAGCCATCCGCTATTGGCCTTTGGCAGGTCGATACGGCGCGTGCGCTCGTAAACGGTAGTGGTTTTCCCGTCCACGGCCTCACTCAGAACCTGTTGATAGGCTCCGCCATCAGTTGCCAACTCGACTTTGTACTCGACCCGGTACCCGTTGATATTGCCGCCAACATCCACGGATTGGAGCGCCGGCCATGCCAGGCGCACGCGCACAGCAGAAAGTTGGGTGTTCGTGATTGCTCGAACCCATGGCGTGCCGCTACGCAACTCGACGCCAATGGTGATTTCGTTCTCTATGGATGGTATGCCCTGGATGTACGGTTGATCGACCGAGCCCGTGCGCCACTCCCACTTTACGTTCGGGAAATTCATATTCCCCTGCGGATCTTGCAACGGGGTGCCGTCAACCCGAATGTCACGTGCTGATGGGATGCCATCAAAGTCACCCTCGCCAACAGCAATGAGCATTTTGGCAATAGCGATCGAGCGCAAGCTATCTGGCGCTTCAGTTGGCGTTTTTGGCTTATCCGAACCACCCTTCGCGCCGTAAATATCGATCTTTTTTGCTGCGCCCATGCTTTTCTCCAGGCAATAAAAAACCGCCTCATGGGCGGTGGCGGTGCTTTAGGTTTTGGCTACATCTGGTCTTCGGCGTAGATGCCGGCGCTGGCAATGGCACCGCCCCAATCTCTTTCGCCCGCACACAGCGGAACAGGATTACCAGATGCCGTTGTGTTCTTAGCGCTGCCGAAGGCGTAGCCGGGTGTGTTCTCGGGCGCCGCGCTGGTCTTCAGACCGCCGGCCTGGGGGCTGAGCATCTGGATCACGCCGCCCGCGACAAGACCTATGCCTGCCGGCGCGAGATAAGGCGCGGTGACCGGGAACACGTAGGAGATAGCCAGCAGCACCACGCCAACAATCGTTTGAAGAACCCCACCTCGCTTGCTCCCTGTTATGACTGGTGCGATTCGGATCTCACCCTCACCGCTATAGCTGAGCTCCTCAGCGCCGATATTCTTCCTTCCCCTGAAAACAGCGAACTCAATCCCCCTCGACTTCGCATTCGACAAAAATCGCTCGAAGCCAGGAATCTGAACGCAGAGCGCCTTGATAGCCTCAGCCGGTGTTCTAACAGACAATTTGAAGGACTTGCCAAACTGACGTAGTTGGCCAAAAAGCAGGACGGTAGTGAGTGGCTGATATTCGATTGCGAGAGCGGCCATTAGAAACTCCAGGCGTAAAAAAACCGCCCGTAGGCGGCTTGATGTAATTTTTCGTTAAAGGCAGTCGCGAACAGCCTTCTCAATGGATGCTCGCCCATATCCTGGAGCCCAAGACAGACGCTGATACAGTGCGACGGTGCTACCGCTCGCAGATCGGTTGACCTCTAGAAGCTCTTCAGCTGTCGAATCGGTGGCCACGATGAGCCTGTATCCGTTCTCTGTTTCGGTCATGGTTGCACCTGAACGCGCATCTTGCCATTTGGGCATAACGCAAAGCGCGTACTGCTTAGGCACCTTGCTCGACGAAGCGCTGATAGTTGCCTTGCCGCCTTTCAGGTCGGCAGGTGTTGTGCACCCCGCCAGCATCACCACCGCTACCGCCACTATCAAAATCCGCATGTCGTTCCCTCTTTGGTTTGGCGGGACTGTAACACTGGATCAAGCTTCATGGAGCTGTGCCAGTGATCAGCCTGTGCCAGGCTTCCTTGGTCTCTTCATAGGATGCAAGTACTTGTATTTTGGGGAGCCAAAACTGCCCGTCATTCACGACACATTCCAAAGTAGAGTCTTGAAAAGTAAAGACATAGTGGACAAGATCGCTTAAAAAACGCTTTCGATCGTGTCTTGGATGAATAGAGTTTTGCCGTTCGAGTTCTCCAATCCAAGGCGAATTATCTATGCGATGCACTTGGTACTGCCTGAGGCCAAACGCAGTCAGAGGATGACCTCCCAGCGCCTCATCGTTTGGTGAGCCAAATTGAAACTTCTTGACTAGCGGAAACTGTATTACAGCGGTTTCTTCGTCATCAGTGCCGTACCGCAGAAACAACATTGTGTCTGTGGCAAACACGATTGGCTCAGGAGATGCACTTGGCTGTGGCCAAGAATTGAGTAGCACAACAATCGGGGATGGCATAAGGACGCCTAACGAAAAACAGAAGCCGAAATAGGGTGATCAGTCAGATATATCACAACCCATAAAGTGCATGATCCATTTTACGGCACGGCCCAGTGTAGGACGCCGCCAGATGCAAAAAGCCCAGCGCGGGATTGGGCTGGCATCAGCTCTCGTCAAAGAACACTCTCACACTATGAAAAGAGGACTGTCCGCACAAATCAGACCGCTCTCGATCAGACGCTCCCCTCGCGCTCAATTACGAGTATTCGAGCTTCACCAAGAGGATGGGCAACGTGTTCACAACCGACCCCCGCAAAAAAAACATCCCCCGCCGACAGCACAGCAATGTGCTCAACACCTAGCTCGCGGTAATGCATTTCAACGACTCCGTCTAGAACCGCAAATACTTCCTCTCCATCGTTCACATGCCACTTGTAGGGCTGATCCGTCCAATGAAGACGCACTGTCGTGCCATCCATGTTTGCAATGTCCATGGCACCCCATGCGCGAGCAGCGACGAACTCTTTACTCCGGATTACCTTCAATCATTTTCTCCCTGACAGCTCAATCGAAGTCGCATGTCGTTCCCTCTTTGGTTTGGCGGGACTGTAGCACTGGGGGATGAATGCAAAAAAGCAGCACAAACCTAATACTTCCCAGGTGGGTCGGTTTCGTAGAAAAAACGAAAGCATTGGCCAAGGAAACGCTTGGTGAACTTTTCGCCAGCCTCCTTCCTCTTCCCTGGGTCGCTCTCAATAGGAATGGTTTGCGCCTCAGAAATCATGTTCGCACGCGCCCGCTTTTGTATCAAAGTAGGAGGAAACTGATCATCGAAATCAAGCTGGTAACCCTCTTGCCGATTGAGAAAAACTACTGCCGCGTCATGCTCGAACAACCGGCAGACATTCTGCTCCGCATTAGAAAACCTTACCTTTCCCTCGTCCATTGTCCAGGACCAGGCGTTTGAACTGGCGATCAGCCAAGCCCACGCGAAAACGATCGATGCAACCTTGCCCCTCATTATGATCCCTCATGCAAAGGCGCAAAGATTATCCTGAACCTGGCCAGGCATCCAGCGTGGATGGAGTGCCAGTAACTGGGCCGGGGCTTGCCGTAGTAGCGTTATGCCCTCATAAACCAAGGATCGGCCATGTCGATAAGAAGCCTCGCGAAAAATCTACCAGCAGACCCGGATATGCCTGGATGGGTGCAGGGATGGGCAGTGGGTCGTAATGAACCATGGAGCTTCGTTGATATCTACGCCGACAAGAACGTCGCAGAGATCGAGGCTGAGCGCCTAGGTGATGGCCACACTGTGAAGTATGGGTCGCACAGGCTAGGAACCGATGAGTTTATGGGTGGCGGCGAAGAGCCTAGATAGCGACCGCCTGCGCCAATCCAAAATCAATTCTGCCCGGCCCATATACAAGCGCCGCTTCAAGCCCCGACTTGCCATAGTAGCTGCGGCTGTAGCCACCTTTGCCCTGGCACTTACCGGAGAATTTCATGCGATCGATCTCGACACCACCATCAAGAATGGCGACTTCGGCTTCAGCGCCGCAGATACCGGCGTCGGAAATGATGAAGAGGTCGTGAATGGTCAGCGTGTAGCGTTGAGTTGCTTGCATACCCTTCTCCGGCGGCCCTGCCGCGTCATGGTTGTTTTGCGTCTTTGTGCCTGAGAATCAAACGTGTCCGGTCGTGCCAGGGACCTCCGTAGACGATGATCTCGGACGGCCTGCCGTACAGGTGGTGCAGAAGGAATGGGCCAGGTCCGAATGCACCAGGCTCTTCACCGGGCAATGCCGGATCGGTGCCAAGGTAGATCCCCGCATGATTTGGATGCGCTGTCCGCCCGACCTGCATAACGATCATGTCACCACGCTGCGGCCGGTCGGCTCGCACAAAGCCGGCGGCCTCGTAGTGCTGCTCGTAGAGGCTCGCGTTCTCCGCACTCTCCCACCAGCCATCGGTGCGCTGGAAGGCTTCGAACTCAATCCCCAATTCCCTTTGGTACCAGTCAGCGCAAACCTGCCAGCAGTCCCAGGCACCGTGCACAAACGGACGTCTGAGCAGCGGCGTGCTGCCGGTTGGCGTGATCGTGCGCAAATCCCCCTCGGGCCACGACAGAATGTGCCAGGGCAAGGCCGTAGCCTCGCACATAGCCAGGTCGTGCGATGACGGCCGACTGGTAGCGTCTGGGTGTGAGTGCACAATGCCGATCACCTCGCCCAGATCTTCCGCCGCAGCGTAGTCCTCGGGATCAAGCCGGAACTCTTCGCTCGATTCCGTGGCGATGTTCCGACACGGGAAATACTTCTGCTTGCGCCCGATTGCCAGCAGCAGGCCACAGCACTCTTTCGGGTACTGTGCGGCCGCGTGCGCCTGGATGGCCGCGATGATGTGCTTACGCATGGTCAGCTCCGGGCAATGAGGGATACAGCGGGGAATCCGCCGAATGAGAGCTCGTTGTTTTCGCCGAAGCGCAACTTGCAGGACGACAGACAGCCCTTGCACTGGTCTTTGGCGGGATCGTCCGTGGGTGTGTCCTCGTCGTCGAACATGGCCGCGCCGGTGTATCCGCAGTCCGGCCCTCGGTAACCATTGGTCATGGCCCAGTGGCAGAAGGTCGTCATCTGCCGCCCTGGTAGCCCGTGGTTATCAATCTCGCCCGGGGAAGACAACTCCCAGACTACGGCCTCGCCGTCCTCACTGATTTTCTGGTCGATGTACCAGATCTCCAGCGCCTCTTGGGTCGGATTGGCCGTTGGGTTGCCTTCGGGAAAGTTCACCGCGTCCAGGTACTGAGCCAGGGTCTCGCGAACAGTCAGCTTGAACTTCAGCATGTCCTCGAAGGCCAGGCACAACGCCGTGACGCGCCCGTTTATGTTGCCGGCGGCGAACGTCGGCCTGGACGCAGTGCCGTCGCTACTCGATGATATCCCCTCGATCTGCACGGGCCAGGCTGCGTACTCCTCGCCCTGCCACCATATCGACTTGGCCGGCAGATCCTCTTCCGAATGTTCGTAGGCCAGCAGTTCCGCCGGCGTATGCGGGATGGCGTGGCCGTGGAAGCGCAGGTAATCCGCGCCATACTCGGTTCCGTCAATTTCGAACAGGCGAATTTCGGCGCCGGGCTCCAGTTTCTGGATGTCCGTGATCAGTGCCATGGGCGGTTATCTCAGGGGTGAAAGGTTTGTTCGAAGGTGGCAGTGATCGCGTAGACCGCGCCGCCGCGATGCACAGGCTTGTAGCCGTTGCACTTGTAAAGCCCGAGATCGCCCAAGGGCGGCTCCCAGAGGAAGCCCTTGGCGCCCTTGTGCCGGTCTATGAACTTCATGATCTCCTTGATGCGACTCTTCATGCCTGTGAAGGTCACCGGCCAGGACTGGGACTTATTGTTGATCCCGTCCTCGACGGACTGCGCGTAGCCGTCGGCAAACTGCTTGGTGCGTACGCGCTGGGAGATCTCCCCCTCGACCCCTTTCTCGGTTGCCCAGGTGAATCGTTCGATTGCCATCAGCGCCCCTTGATTGCGTTGTTGAGCTTGCCGCCCTGGCGAAGGTCTGCGTTGCGCAGTTGCTGGTATTTCTGTTCAACGAAGGTCGCCAGTTCCTTGCCGAACAAGTCATAGCCAGGGGCATCAGCCGAGGACGACGCGTTGCCGTCCCCATCGATATGCACCTCGACATTAATCTGCGTTCCGCCAACCCCGCCGCCCATGGACATAACGCCCAGCTTTCCGCTGGCAGTTCGGGTCAGCGGCATGATCGCCTCATCCCCTGCCTCGCCCATAACACCGGTCTTGCCGTTAGCCATGCCGAACGCCGTGGGCTTGCTGACGATGGAGTTGGTGAAGGCACCACCGTCGGCGAACATCTGCACGCCGCTCGACCAGGCGCCGCCCAAGGCTTGCGGAAAGTACGAGCCCGAGTAGCCACCCGCTGATGCGCCAAGATTTGACGAAGCGGCACCGGCAGATCCGGCCGCCAATCCGTTCCCACCAGCAGCGCTGCCACCGAAGTAGCTGACCGTTGCGCCCACCAGACTGCTCAGCAATGCCGAACTTGCCTGGCGCGTTGCAATGCGCGCCATGTCAGCCAGGATCGACTTGGTGAAATCGGCAAACGAGAACTTGCCGCTGATGGCAAAGTTCGCAACAGCATCCTCCATGGAGCTGAAGGCATTACCGAACAGGGCTTTGGTCTGACCGGCGACGTTACGCGCCGAATCCAGATAGTTGGCCCAGGCCGATGTCGCGCCCTTCGTCCAATCGCCTTGGGCGTTTTCCACGTCGGCATAGTTCTGCCGGATCTGGTCAGTGGCAGCCTTGTTCGCGTCCGCGAGCGCCTGCGCTTTGCGCTTGAACTCTTCATCCGACATGTTCCGCGATGGGTCGGAGCGCTGGTTTTCCAGGTCCAGCGACTGCTGAGCGAACCGGTCTTGCTGGCTGTTCAGTTCACCGTTGAGTGCGTTCTGCCGATCGCCTTGGCCCACGCCGATAACTGCGCGCTGGCCGGCAAGCTCCAGGGCACGCTGTTGCTGCCCAAGTGCCTGGACGTACGACGTGATCGCCCTCTCCTGCTTCGCCAGCCGACCGGTCTCGCTGGTCGCCAACACTTCAAGCTGGCTATCTGCATCCTTCTGCGCCTTGACCATCCCTGCGCGAGCGTCAGCGATCTTCTGGTCAAGCTGGATGCTCTGGGCGGCAGTCGTGGACTTTTTGCCCTTGGTGGCCTCCAGCGCGGCGATCTCGGCCTCGTAGGCCGCGGTCACCTCGTCGCGTTCGTTACCGATCAGCGCTTCGCGCTTCAGGGCGTAATCCGATTGCGAGACCAGTCCTGCTTTCTGCGCCGCGTCCAGTTCCTTCTGGGTGTTTTTGTACTCGTTGACGATCCGGGCCAGGTTGTTCTTGGCGTCGTTGAAGCCCGTCAGGTCGACCTGGCCTGTAGCGGCTTTCGGGTCTTTGAACTTGGCGTTGATGTTTGAAATGTTTTTGTCGATTGCCGACTGGTCCAGCCGCGAATCCTTCGGGTCAACCTTGCGGATATCGTCGAGTTGCTTCTTGTAGTCCTTGAGAGCTTCGGTACGCTTCTGCTCGTTTGTCAATGCGGACTTGGTCAGCGCGTCTACTTTTTCCATCGAGGTGACGGCGGCGCGCTCTGCCTTGCCCTGATCGTCAAAATACTTTGTTCGCGCCTGGTCGGCGTCCCGTTGTAACTCCAGAAAACGAATCTGCCCCTCTATCTGTGTACGAACTTTGGGACTGACTTCCTGCGCGTTGAAACGCGTCCCACCCACATCGAATGCATCGGAGCCGGTGAGCTTGGAACGCAAATCTTTGATCTGGTCATCGAAATTCTTTTGCCGACCAATATCACTGATCCCATCTAGAGCACCGCTTGCCGCGCTCTTGATGCCAAGCCAGGCTCGCTCCCACAGGTTCAAGTTGTCGAGCACCTGCCGGGATCGGGTTTGTACGGTGTCGGCGTAGGTGTCAGTCAGCAGCTTCGTAGCACCGATCTCGTCGCCCTGATCCTTGAGAGCAACGATTTGCGAATAAACCGAAGCGGTAAGAAAGTTGTACTGCTCGTTCAAAGATTTCGCCGCCGCTACAGGGTCTTCAGCGATCTTCACGAACTCGGCAATTGTCGACTCGATAGATTTGCCCGTGGCCTTTTCCATGGACAACGCCGCCTCGGCGATTTCCACGAAACTGCCACTCGCGAGCTTCCCGCTACCGGCCAACGTAGCCAGTACATCTGCAGCCGCCCCCGTAGTACCAACGACTGCGGAAACCTGACGCGCCATGTCGCTCAACTGGCCCGAAGTCGTTCCTGCAAAGTTGCCAGTAAGGATGAGAGCTTTGTTGAAGGCATCCGTTTCTTTGTTGCCGCTGTAGTACGCATAAGCAAGACCGCCGATAGCGGCGGCGACCAAGCCAATCGGCGCCACCAAAGCCAGCAGGCTAGCCCCGGACGCGCCCGCTCCTACACCGATCTGGGTAATCGCTCTTGCACCGCTCGCCCAGTCGCCCGAAGAAAGCGCATTCCCAAGTTGCATTACGTTTTGCTGGGCCGCGCGAGTACCGAGGCGCAGCTTGTCGAAACCGGAGCTGGTCTTTTCGAGCTTCGCGTAATCCTTGTCGATATTGCCCAGGGCTTTGTTGTAGTCCTCTTGGCTGATACGCCCAGCGTCCAGATGCTTGCCCAGTTGCTCGACCTGGGTGTCCAGCTTGGCGAGCGCGGCGCGTGCCGGGTCAATCGCCCCCAGCAGGCTGTTGAGGGCCTTCTGCTCATCCATCGCGGACTTGGCCAGAGCGATCTGCTGCTTATCGAGCTGAGCCGAGATCTTCGCGGCCTCGGCCTCGCCGTAGGCGCCAGTCTTCGTCAGCTTGGCGAGCGCGTCCCGCTGCTTTGCCAGGTCCTGCGTGGTCTTGGCGTTGGTGGAAAGCGATTTCTCCAGCGCCTGCATTTCGTTCATCAGGCTGACGGCGGATTGCTCGGCCCGGCCGCCGGCCTTCGCCATCTCATCCAGGCTCGTTTTGGCCTGGATTGCATCGGCCGAGTCGATCTTGACGCCGAGTTCTGCAATGTTCATCGACTCACCTTGAATAAGTGCCCGTTGTTACGGGCTGTTTTCCCTTTCCTCCGCCATGACGCGCAGGGCTTCGCCTTCCAGCACCTGAAGGTCAGGGAAGATTTCAGCGAGTTTCTTTTTCTTGATGCCGAGGAACCCGGCCACGTCGCGGAGACAGGTGTAGTCGAGACCGATAGCGCCGCCAGCGCCCGCCCGCCACTGAGTCGACATCCTGTTGAACAGGTAAAACGCCGGCCAGTTGCAGGGCCAGACTTCGAATGTTTCGTCGAGGTCCGAGAGTTCCAGGCCGTATGCCGCAAGCTTTTCAGCATCTGGCGCAGACTCGTAAAGAGCGCGTGCGACGCGTATCAGTTTCCCGATCGGGCTTTGGCGTACGCATCCTCGTAGGCCGCGACAACAGCCTCGGTGGTGCCTTGGCAGGATTTCACCAGCGCCTTGATGCTTTCCTCGTCGAACTTGTCGTCGAACTCCCAGCCGACAACCAGATCCTTGATCTGCTGTGCCTGTTGCTCGGTATCGACAGTCACCACATCCGACAGAGAGGGGTTGTCGCCAAGGCGCTCAAAACCCTCTTTGCGGCGCTGGTTCCACTCGTCAAAAAGGGTGGCAAGATCAACACGATCGCGGTACTTGAAGGTGAATTCAACCTTCACAGGCGACTGGCCAACGATGGGGATCTTTACCGGCCCCTTGAATGTTGGGGCCTGGGCAATTTTGAACTTTGCCATGATCAGTTCCCGCCGGCGGCCGCAACAGGGGCGCGATACGCTGTGATTTCAGCGTTGATGGTGAAGCCGAAAGCAACGGCGGCACCTTCGTTGCGCACCAGGGTCGGGCTCTTGTTGAAGGACGGATAGCCGGCGTAGTAGATCGTTTTTCCGTTCGGCAGCGACATCCGCAGGATCCGCACTTCCTTCTCGCGGTCGGCCTTGTCGAGTTCGTCGTACCAGGCCAGGCTGTCGTCGTCTGCGAGCTGGAACGAGAAAGCCTGGGCGTTCTTGGTAGTTGGGATCTGCTTGTCTCGGCGCGCCTCGAGCGGTGCGTAGGTCCAGTACTGCTGCTCACCGCCGGACATCGAGTTGCCGATCACCTGGTTCACAGCAACCCAGCCGGTGACCTTTTTGGCAGTGCCGGCGCTGATGCCATCCGGAAAGAACGAAGTGTTCGAGGTGTCGATACCTTCCAGAGTGAAGGCACCCGCAGCGGCGGCAGAGACACGCACAGCCCGCTCGTTGATGTCTTCCCAGCCGGAAGCGACCAACAGGATGTCGCCATTAGCAAAACCGTTGGCAAGGGATGTGGCGACGCCCGGATTGGCGTTAGTAATGCTCGCGATCACCTTCGCAGCGGCGAAGCCAGTCGAGATCGCCAGTGTTGCCCCGTTGGGGAAGTAAACAGACATGGGTTTTCCTCTTTGCAGAAATGACAAAACCCGCACATGGCGGGTTTAGGATTTGCCCAACGGGCGGGTTTCGCTATAGGTCGAGGTGCAACGAGACAGTACCAATGACAGGATCCGGTACTGGCTCGCTTAAGGCATGGCAGCGGTAAACATTTACGTCGATCGCGAGAATGCCCACTCCTGTTGCAGTCTTAAATTTAGAAAAAGCCTCTTGGATTTTTACGGAAAGCTCGTTTTCGAGCGCCTTCTTTTGAAGTTCGATCTCGTGCAGTTCCATGTGGCTTCCTAATCAGGTGGTGTCGGACCGATACGAGAACGACAGCGGCACGGTGTAGGCTGAATCCCCCGTGATGCCGGGTCCCTGGTCAACAGGTGTCATCGGCGTTACGACGAACCCGTTTTTGGTATCCCGCACGTAAAGCGGGAACAGGGAAGTCAGCTCATCCGCAATCGGATTGGTCTTGGTCTTGCCGGTGCCCGCCGGCGCGATGATGCTGACCTGAAACACGCCGGTGTACAGCCGGTGATCTCCGCCGAGCGTGTTGCTCGCGGTGTCGCCCGGGATAGTGAAGGCTCGCAGGTAGGTCTCGCCCGCCGCCGGCGTGTAGGCCGTGTTCTCGAAGACGATCTTCAGCTTCTCCGACCTGGCAACGTTCCAGGCGATGAGCTTGGCCTCGTAGATTGAGGCGATGATTGCGTGACTCATACCTGGTTGTTCCTGATGGCCTCCAGCACGATCTGCTGAAAGCGAGCCACGGTTACCCGGACCATACCGCCGGGGGCCTGGGTCGAATGGCCAAACTCCAGCGGAATCGCGTAGGGCAAATTGTTGATGATGTAGGCCATCTGGCCGGCCGTGAAGTCGCTCATCGCGGCGACCAGCGCCGCAGTGGTTTCGGCGCCGCTCGGGTCCACTTCGTCGAAAGTGACGTTCTCGACCACGCCGAGCGATATGTGCCAGTTCGCCCGGAACCGGCCACCGACGTAGCCTTCTGGTGCCTTGATGTCCATGCCGTCGTTGAGCTTGCGGCCTTTCTTCAGCCTACCGCCCTTCGTGAGGTTGGCCGGATCACTGCGCAGCGCGCTGTTGTGATTGTCGACGGCCTTGTTGTACTGGGTGGCCACTGCGTTCTGCGCCCAGATCTCCGGGTTACCCACGGGAGACATCCGAATCAGATTACTGCCGACCTCGATGATGATCTCGCGCACACTGGCGTCGATGGCTTCGCTGGTCTGGGCGGCGAACTCAGCCAGGCTCAGGGCAAAGCTGCCGGACTGCCCGGCGCCCGCCCGACTCACGACCGCACCTGCAGCTCATACAGGATCGGTGTGCCGGCAGGGTTGACCTCTTTCAGCTGCGGAACGATTGACCAGGTTCGGCCCTGTGCGACCACCTTGTCCAGCAGGCCCGGCACCCAAGCCAGTCCCTGCGCGGCGATCTTGAGTTTCTTGTCACCCTGCTTGATGAGGCTGTTGTTTTGGAATTCTTGGCCGGTGAAGTCGAGCAGGATGCCTTGGGCGATTTGCTCGACGGTTGCGCCTGGCATCTCGCCGCCCAACTCAGGGTCATACTCGCCCGGCTCCGTCTTGCTGATGGTCACAGGCTGGCCGAACTCTGTGATCATCTCCAGAGCCATCACGGCCATTTCATCGTAGAAGGTGGCCATGGTGGTCTCCGTTGTGGCTATGCGCGTACTGAGAACAGACCGCGCTTTTGTAGATAGTCGGCGAACTGTGTGGCGCTCGGCCGGTCAGGCGCCGCCGGCAGTAACCGGTTGCTGGTAGAGGGGATCGCCGCATACTGCCGCGTCACCGCCCCCTCAACACGATCCAGCAAGACGGCGCCTTTGCGCTTTTCCACCGGGTCGATATCGTCCTGATGGATCTCAGCAGCCAGGGCCATCTGCCCGTACTGGATCCGCGCCGGCAGATAGTTGTTCGGCTTGTTCTCGCGATCCAGCAGCACTTCCCGGCGCGGCCAGGACAGGCCCTGTTCGCTGTTGGTCTTGCGCCCTTTCCAGGTCATTCCATCCATCGCCAAGGCAGCCCGACGCAACAACGCTTCCTGTGCTGGAACGCCTTCGGGGATGACCACGCCGAACTTCACGGCATACATGGCCAAGTCCTCGGCGCTCGCGTAGCTTTCGGCGTCAGGCTTGCCGGTGCCGTCCTCGATGATGAGTGTCATGCGTCAACTCGCTGGAATGGTTTGTAGATTGGCCGCCGGATCACCGACAGCCAGCAGTATTACTCCTTGGGCAACTCAGCGACGAGTTTTTCCAAGGATTCTTTCGAGGCATTGGCCCGGTACTGGACTTTGGCCTCATCGAGCTTTGCCTTGAGCGCCACGATTTCACCCGCCTCATCAGCCGGCGGCGCGAGGGCGGCTTTCTTCAGCGCCTCGATCTCGCTGCGCAGTGCATCCACGGTAGAAATCAGGCCGTCACGCTCTTTGACAAGCTCGCCGATGGATACCTGGATGGATTCAAGCGCACCAAACAGACGGATTGCCAATTCACCAGTTTCTGGACGATTGATCTCCCCGGCTTCCAGGCCATCAGCCAAGAAGACGATTGCGCCATGTTCAGCGCGTAGACCTGCGATGATTTTTTCCAGTTCGGCTTGATTGGTAGCGCCAACAACCTGTACCCGCGCGCCCTCCTTCACCGAAACATCGATGCCCGCCGTTTCATAGGCATCGACCACCCGCGGCCAATTGCCAATCACCAGCACGCTGGTCACGCCAGCTTCCGGCTTATCGAAGTGTTCCGGGTTGCGGTAACGCTTATCCGGGTCGAACCCTTGAAGCTGGTTGCTGTAAGTCAGTTCCATGTTGCTCTCCAAGGCGGCCATTGCTGACCGCGCGGTGGACTGAAGGTTAATTAGCCTTCGAGTGGAGGATTGGTCGTCAGCTTGATCATCACGCCGGCGGTGACTTTGTTGCTGCCCGCGTGCTTGACCCAGTTGGCAGCGGAGCCGACAGCGGCCAGGGTTGGGTTGGAGCCGCCGGTGGTGGCTTTCCAGCTGTAACCCAGCACGTCGATGTTCACAGTGCCTTCAGCGCGGTAACCGATGCTCAAGTTTTCCTCGTCGTTCACTTCGTACGAGCGGAATCCTGGAGCCTGAGACTCGGTGATGGTCACAGCGTTTGGCAGCAGGCCGAAGATCACATCCATCGGCGCGGTGTCGGTCACCAGCACAGGCTTGCCGAGGGTGCCAGGCAGGCCACCGTAGATCACGACACCAGCTTCTTCGTAGATCTTGCTGGTGATAGCTTCGTCAACAATGTCGAAGTAGGCGCTGGAGTGCATGACCCACAGAGAGATACGGCCGAACTTGTCACCGAACTTGCGCATGCCGCGAGTCAGGGTCTTCTTGCCGTCGGTTTCGATGTTGGCCGAGACCACCATTTCAGCGTTGGAGCCGATCGCGGCGCGCAGGCCGGCGGTGGCGTACTGGATGAAGCCTTCCAGGGTCGCGTCGGCAACGTCGGCGCCTACGATCTGGGAGAACTCCTCGACCGGACGACCGCGGCGCTTGAACGCCTCTTCGGTTGTTTGGTAAGGGCCGTACTTCCAAGGAGCCTTGACGCCGACAGCTTCGCCGGCGCTGATTTTCTTGGCAGTTACCTTGCCTTCGGAGTTGACGTCGCGGTGTTCCAGCGAGCCGTTCAGCTTGTAGAGGGCGCGCTTACGGAAGTCACCCTCGATCAGTTCGTTGTCCAGCACCATCGCGCCGTTGGACGATTCGTTAAACACGTCGAGGTTGTCCTGAACGCGCTCCAGGTATGCAGTTTGCGCCTCATCGTTGTAGATGATCAGGTCGCTGTTAACGGTTGTAGCCATGGGTGAATCCCCTTACTTGGGCAATGCGAGATATGCGGTTTGGCCGTGCTTGCGCTGGAAATCGCGCTTCTGCTCGGAGGTCATTTCGGAGCGCTTGAATGCAGCCTTGCCGCCGCCCCCGCCCGGGGCAAATGTCCCTGAAGCCCTTGGCCACAGATGAGGTGCGCTTTCGCGCAGAGATTCCGCCCATTCGAGCGGGGTCAGAGGGGTTTTGCCGTCTTTACCGAGGATGGTCTGGCCAGACTCATCAACGGCGACTGCATCGCCATCTTCGTTCAGCGTGAACACGCCTTTGGCGCGCAGGATGATGTCGTCGGTTGCTTCCGGCAGTGCGCCGGCTTTCAGTGCTGCGCCACGTACCGAGTCACCCAGGACTTTGCCCTGGAACTTGGCAGCGAAAGATTCGGCCTTCTCGGCGCGTTCGCTGATGGTCTTCAACTGCTTGTCGTAGTCACCACGCAGGCGCTCGGTGCGGCGGTTGAAGACTTCATCCACCTTGCCCTCGGTCAGCAGCTTGGTTTCTTCATCCTGTCCAGCACGAGTGAGCAAGCCTTTGACGGCGTCGATGTCGATGCCTTCAAACTGGGTTTCGAACTGGGTCAGCTTGCCGGTGGTGTCTTTGAGCTTGCCCAGCAACTCGGTATTCTTGGTTTTGAGGCCAGAAACGGATGCTTCAACGGCAGTCGCGATAGCGGCCTTGATTGCCGGGTTTTCCAGGTCGATTTCGTTTTCTTCTGCCACGTTGATGCACCCCTTGGGTTTGTTCGCCCGCTTTGCAGGCAATAAAAAACCGCCCGGAGGCGGCTGATTGAATTTGTTCGGTTAGATCCCTGCTCGCTCGAAGGCCAGCGGCTCCAGCCCTTTCATCTGCACCAGAGTCAGCGGCGCAAAGTTGCGATCAAGCTGCAGCTCAGTGAAGCGCTCGACGGTCAGCCCGCCCTCCCGGAACAGCTTGGCTCGGATAGGGCCGATGGCAACGTCCTGGAACGCCGCCGGCTGTTGCTGAAGCCAGTGGTAGTAATCAAGATCGGCGCTAACCTGCTGCCCGCCATCGGCGCCTACCGAAGCACGCGTAGCGTCCTTGGCAAACATGACGCTGAGCTTGGTAAGCAAAACGAACGTCGTCCGGCAGTTCGGGTGAAACGGAGGCCTTGGGCCGGAGTCCACCGGAAACTTACGCTTGTCCATCGAGCGGCATTGCTGGCTGGTCTTGCTGTCAAGCGTGGCCACCATCTGGATCTCTTCAACGATATCCGTGTTGGCCTTGGCCACCTCCATGCGCGCCTGGGACGACACATGCTGAATCGCCGTGTGAACGACCGTGCTGGCATTGCGGTTGGTGATAGCCAGGATGCCGTCTTTGTACCCGGCCGCCTTGGTGCCGCGAATGTTGCGGATAACTTGGAAGTTCGTCTGCCCTTCGAAGAATCCCTGTCGGATCGTGCCCGTTACGCGCTCACGCTCGGCGCTGGTCCAGCCCTTGATGAATGACTTCAGCAGCTTCCCGCCGCCGGTACCGCGAACGCTGAGTGGGTTCGTCAGCACGGCCGTGCGGATTGCAGCAGCAGTCGGCGCCACGACATCGAGCGACACGCCAACTGGTGCTGATCGGGCCAAACTCGTCGCCTCGAACTGCGCCTCGTAGTTGGCGATGTCCACCAGGTCGAGGTTCAGTTGCGCGCTGTATCGGTCGAAGATGCCTAGCAACAGGCTGTCGACCTCCTTCAGCAGCGCTTCCAGGCGCTTCGTGCTGTATTCGGTCAGGTCCGACTGAGTGAGCCGATCGCGGATCGAGCGGTCAATCTCCTTGAGGAAGGGAGCGAACTTGCCCACCTCCCCGGCCTTCAGCTTTTCGAGAAAGACCGCGTGCCGGATCGTGGCGTCAAGTACTGCCGGATTTACCGCCATTTGTTTTGTCCTCATCGTCCAGATCCAGGCCGTCGCTCTGCTCTTCCAGCTCGCCGTCGATCTGTTGGTCGGTGCGCTCTGGTGCGATCAGACCAAGCTTGCGCAGGTAAGCCCGCAAATCGGCCTTGGCGAAGCCACCGTTCTGCCACAAGCCAACCAGCGCAGAGATCATCTGCGGGTCAGCCGTCAGCTCGACGAACTCTTGATTGACTTGGTAGGCGACCTTCTTGTCAGCGATGCCCATGTACATGCAGCACCACATGATCGCCCGGGTGTAAGCCTCGCTGACGTTTGCCACACACCCGGCCAGCACCGATGTGGACGCAGACTGGTCACCGCGTGACTCGGTAGCAGTTTTGGTGGCAAGTGACGCCACCACCATCCGCGCGCCGAGCTCGATCATCATCTGGTTCTTGTCGCCCATCGCCTCCTTGACCAGTGTGTTCGGTGCAGGCTGCGCGTAGCCGAACGCACCACCAGCCGGCAGAAGCATTGGCGCCCGGGACCCAACATAAACGCCCTTTTCTTCCAGCAGCTTGACCCACTGCTCGGTCAGGCCAGAAATCCAAGGCTGGGCTTGCCCACACCAGAAAACGCTGTCCTCATAGTCGGCGCTGTTCCGGTAATGGCCCAGGTTGATCATGGCGATGTCGTATAGCGGCGACTCGTCAATGGTCGGGTCGTTGTTCTGTGCGCCGACGAAGGTGAACGGGATCTCCTTGAGGCGACCCGTTACTCCTTCCGGCTTGAACTCTTCAGTGACCGCCAGCGGTCCACCACCCTTCGGCCCGGACCGGCGCCAAACCCGGCAAACGAAACCGTCAGCTTCCAGCGCAAGTTCCCGATACTGCTCGACCGTCTTGAAGCCGAAGCCCTCGGCAATCTCAGGCGATTCGCGCAGCACCACCAGCGTCAACACGCTATGGCCGTTCACCATGCTGGTGCGCCAGTTGATGATGTCTTCTGCGCAGTAGGTAAGGATCACCGCATGCCCGCCAATGCCGTTGTCCTGGTGATAGTCGACGTACAGGCCATGCCGGCCAGCCTCAAGCACTTTTTCAAGCGTGCCCTGCGAGTGCTGGTAAATGCTCACCCCGGAGCCGTTGGCGTTGTCCTGCAAGTACTCGAGCTTCTTCGGCACCGTCAGCGTCGGGTCTTTGTGAAAGGCCAGACCGAGCAAGCCGTTTCGAGTGTGGCCGGTGGCATTCTTGAACACCGCCCGCTCACGGTAGGCCCGGTTGCGATCCACGTTCTCTGGCGACTTATCGTGTGCGTTGATGTAGGGCAGTCGATCAACAACCCGGTGCTGACCAGCGCAGACGTCGCGAACGGTTGCCCAACGGTCCAGCACTCCCAGGTATTCCGCCCGTTTGAAGGAGACGTCATTGCTCATCGGGCGTATCCCATTTTGATAGAGGTGGCCGGCTTCCTGGCGCTCTTCGCCACAGCGAAGTACCGAAATCCGTCGGAGCCGTGAGAGGTCCAGTCGTGAAGAGGTTTGTCTTTCCAGCAACCGCGCTTGTCGTCCCACTCCTTGCGATAGTTCTCAAGGCAGGAAACACCCTGCTCGCACTTCGAATCATCGAATACGCACTTGGGTAAGATCTCGCGCACCTGCTCGATACCATCATTGATGCCGAGCTTCGGAACGACCTGAAACGTCATGCTGTAAATCTGCCCGTCGATTTCGTAGCCCTCCTGCGCCAGCTCCCGGCGAGTCTTGGCATCGCTACCGAACTCCCTGTTATCAATGTCGTGAGGCCCCCAGTGCTCGGAGTAGGTGTAACCCTTGTCCTTGAGCACTTTCATGTAGTGCCGCAAGCCCTCGCCGCTGTTCTCGTAGTAGTCAATAACGTGGAATTCAGTCCCGACCTGACGCACGAACCAAATGGCTGTGGAGTCGCCGACGCCGATGTCCCAGAAGGTCATCACCGGCAAGTGGCTGTTGTTCGGGATTACGCCGATACGCTGCTGGGCGTAAAGCTTGGTAAGTTGCTGGGCGTAATAGGCGCCCTCGACCGACTGTTGGAAGGCTTCGACGGGTATCGACGGGTATTCCCGCTTCATATCGTCGCCGAGCGTCTTCTCCTTGGCCGCGTACCAGGCGCACTGGCCGTCGTTGATGACGATCCCGTGCTTGGCTTGGAGTTCGTTGAAGTAATCGGTCAGGCGCTGCGGTATGACCACATCTGTCGGGTCAAGCCAATAGGCCTTGTTCTTCCACCAGGAGAAGAAGAAAAACTTCCAGTCCAGCAGGCCCAGGGGCACACCAGCGAGTTGCTGTCGTTCCGCGCTCTGCGAGTAATCGAAGAAATAGCCCGCCCTGCCCTCCGCCGTCGACTCAATCGTGACGAAGCAATCGGTGGCGACAGCCTCGAAGGCGCCGGTGACGATCTCTCTGGCCTTGTGGGGGAACTTGGCGCAGATCTTCCCGAACTCGGATACGTGCAGATACCGTAGAGTCCCGCCCCGGAAGGACGTGGACACGTAGACAGACCCGCCCTTGCTGAACACAAGCTCACCAGCAGCATCGTTAGAAGCAGGGTTGGCAGCGCGTATCTCAGCGGGCAGGTTGTCGTAGGCATATTTGACCTTCTCCCGGAACAGGCGCTTTGCGTCGTTAAGGGTGTGGGCGATCAGGGCGCACTTGGCTGACTCGAACAGGGCCGCGTCGAGCTGGATGATGCAGCACTCGGTGGTGAAGCCAAGTTGCCGAGCCTTCAGGATGATGTTGCGGGTGTGCATCCCGTCGAAGTATTCAATCTGCTCGTCCGTCATCCGGAAGCGGACCTTCTTGCCCGCTTTGTCGGTGATGAAGTAGAGGTTGTTCAACCGCCAGCGCTTGTCCCGGAGCAGCTTCAAGTGCTCGGGCTTCATGTCAGGCTTCCTTCGATAGATCGTCCATCAGTGCAGCCAGGTCGCTGACTGTCTTGTCGCCGGTTTCGGTGTCGAGGTTGTAGGCCTGGCGCTCGCCTTTAATGACCTTGAGCTGGGCATCTACACCTGCGTTCAGGGAACGGGCGAAGTCGCCAGCATTGCCGGGGGTCACATCCATGTCGGCGAGGACGGTGCTGAGTTTGTCGGCAATGCCGCGCCACTGCGCCAGCCCTGAGCGATGAGCCAGGATGACAGCTGCCGCCTGATCGGACGCCTCTTCGATTATCTCGGCGTCGGTAACCACTTTCGACTGGTTACTTTTAGTGGTTACTGCCGTGGTTACCTTCTGCTTGGTTGCCGCTCGAACCTGGTCCGTCAGGTCCCGCTTCCAATCTTCTTTCTTTGCTCGCTTCAGGATGGTCGCGTGGTTCACACCGTGCGATTCACCTATGGCGCGAACTGAAAGCAACCCGGCCCGGTAGGCACGTTCGATTGCCTCCCAGTCGGGCTGCTTGGTCGTCATTTGATTTCTATTACCTTTCGAGGCGAGCAGCCAGAACTCTCGCTACCTCTTCAATGGAGTAAGGGAAGCCGCTTACACTTTCGAATTCGGCAAGCATTGACCTATAACCCTGGACGGTCGGGTGGTGAGAATTCCAAGTGTGCTCTCTGTTCTTTAAGCCCATCCACAACCCCTTATCTTCAAGCAGATAAAGCGCGTACGAATAATGCTCAGCTTCTTCATTGCCGTCGAACCCTGGAAATAGTGAAGACTTGATCAGCGTTTCATCGGCCTCGCTCTCTCTAAGGCTGTTTTGCAGATTCCGGTACATATCCAGGATGCTGCGGACCTCTTTGCAGATCACTAAAGACACAGGCTCAATTGAAGCGCTCTCAACAAGGGCCTCAATCTCGAACTCAAAGCCGCTATCGATCGCCTTAATAGAGAGCTCATGCTCCCTATTGTCGGGGTCAAGCAAAGCGAGAATTTCGAACTGTTTTTTTAGAATTAATAATTGCAACGCGTCCATGTCAGTCTCCATATGGCAAAATGCCTTCTTAACCATATGGCTAACCCCTTGCCACTTCAATGCGCTGGCAACATCGCGCCACGATTTGGCCCTTTCGAAAACGTGACGCGGACTATTGCGATACCCGGTTGAGGGCTTCGTCCGCTTTGTCGGCAGCCTGGGCCGCAGTCGTTGCTGCCTTCGTGGCCTTGTCGGCGGCGGTACCGGTCTGGCGTGTCAACTCTTCCAGACGCTTGTCCCGCTCAGTCATTGCGGTGTCGTACGCCTCGCGGATGCCCTTCACCTGATTGCTCTGGTTCTCAGCGAGAGACCAGTAGGCGGCCTGGTAGCCGAGAACGGCACCGCCACCAACCAGCACGACGGCAATCGCCCAGACCTCGGCCCGGCGCCACCAGCGGCGTGCGATAAATTCCAATGCGCATCTGTCCATCAGGCGATTCCTCCCAGCTTGGTGCGCAGGCGAGTGATCTCATCGCTCTGCTGCGTCACGCGATCAGTGAGTTGAGCGACCTGGCTGGTCAGCGCTTCGATCTTGCCTTCCATGCGCCCTACTGCTGCGGCCAGGTCGTTCCGCTCTTTTGCGAATTGATCAGCGCGCGCCTCGGCTTCTTTGCGGGCGGCGCGCTCCTGGTTCAGCAGCTCATTGAGCCGGCGCAACGTGCCAATGTCGGCGTTATCCATTGCCCGGTCGGTCGCATCCTTCGATAGAAATTTTCGCAGCCATAGCAGGCCGCCCAGTACAACGGTGGCGCTACCGCCCAGCCAGGTAGCTGTGCCTGGGCCGAGGTCGGTTGGGTCCATCGTCACTCCAAATTCAAATAAAACAAAATTGTTGTAACACCACAAAAACGTTGTATACTGGACTCATCCAAACAACGAGGCGAGGTGATGAAGTTCAGCGAGTTCAGACGATGGTTGAAGGCCCAAGGGGTGACCTTCGAAGCAGGCAAAGGAAGCCACTTCAAAGTCATCGCCCCAAACGGCAACAGGAGCACCTTCGCGGATCACGGCAGTAAGGAAATGCCAGAACCGACCCGCAAAGCGATCATTAAACAACTGGGGCTCTGAGAGCCCCTTCACCACATCTGAACGCTGAACGATCACCTCCAGGGAGTGACCATGTACAACTACGCAATCCGATTTGAACAAGACACCGCGCCTGGACTGTCCGTCTTCTGTCGCGATCTTCCGTTGCTGAACAGCTATGGTGACGATAAAGAACACGCGATCAGCGAGGCCGTGGACGCGATTGAGACGACTCTGTCCATCTATGTGGATCAGCGCCAAGCCATTCCGCAGGCCTCGCCGGCAGAGCCAGGTGAGCAGGTCATCCACTTGCCAGCCGTTACCGTGGCAAAAATCGTTCTATGGAACGAGATGATCGCGCGCGATATGCGCAAGGCTGATCTGTGCCGGCTCTTGGGCCTGGCTCAGACTCAGGGCGACCGTCTGGTCGACTTTCTGCACACGTCGAAGATGGAGGCCATTGAGAAAGCTCTTGCTGCCATGGGCAAGCGATTGGCCGTATCGGTCGAGGCAGCTTAAAGCTCGAAGTTGAATCAGCCCCATCAGCACTCCCAGCCATAGCGATGGGTGTGGTGGGGCCGAAAACGAAAAAGCCCCGGCAAATACCGAGGCTCAAAACAGCTATGAATGGCCGGATAGGTCCCGGCATGGGATGTTTCAGGTCAAAGTTTTTGAAAGGTCACGACCAGACTGCCCGCCTCATTCTCGTCTTGAGGCCTGCCGAGTACAACCAAAGGCTCGAAGCCCCCCGCCTCCGCCGCTGCCGCTAGCTCCGCCTGAAGACCAGCTCGTACTTGTTCTACATCCTTTGGCGAAAGCTTGTTTGAATACAGAGGCAAGTCTGCGTCAATTCCCTCGGGCGCCTCACGAATCAGCCGGCCCCTCACGACGTCAAAAAGATTTTGTATTTCGAGTAAAATTTCCTGATTCATTATGAGCTCTCGTTCCGTTGAGCTCAAAGAATGCTTCAGTAGTAACCAAAATGCAAAAACCCGGCGCTTGGCCGGGTTCAGGGTTTCGTGTGCGTTTCGCGTTACTTGTGCACTATGGGAAAATTACGCACAAAACCCCGTCATGTCAATATGTTTATGCCGCTTCTTGATCTTTTTCCGAGTGGATCACCTGCCATAGCGGTTGTTGAGCCTGAATATCCACTTCCTTTATCACTTCTTTCAGGGATTCCCACAGGTCGAGCCAGTCGCGCGTCCAGTTCTTCGGGTCGATGGTGACGCCGAAGAATGTCAGCATCTCAGCGGCAACTCGGGCCGGCCCCCACTCTGCCGATCCGGCGACCTCACCCTTGTACGACTGCAGGGCCAGGGTAACCAGGTACTGCGCCTTCACACGCTTGGCCGAAGTCAGGTCAGGCAGCGCCGCTTTGGCGGTGATCAGCAGCACCGCGTTCAATAGGTGCTTCATGTTCATCGCCGGGTGGTACAGGTAGTGCCCGAACTGCTGCACCTGGAACGGCAAGGTGTCGATGGCGCGCAGTACTTTGCCGATGGTTGCCAGGTGCGCGGCGCGAGCGGTGGAGCGGCCGGCGGGCGTACCGCGTGTCTCGCTGATGCTGATCTTCTGGCGCACAACCTGGATGCGCTCTTCCTTGTCCTCTCCCAGGGCTGCAAATACAGCCTCGGCGCGACGCATGCGCTGGCCCTTCTTGATCAGTGCTGATTGTGCTTTGTCGATGGCCACAGCGCTGATCGACGCGTTCGATTCGTGCTGAGCCTCAGTCCATACCTGCCTTGCGTTGATCAGTTTCATGCTGCCTGCCCCTTCCTCAGCTCTTTTGTCTTTGCCCGGTAGTCGGCGGTCATCGCCTTCAGCTCTTCGACGGTATATTTCTTGGCCTCATGAGGGCCTTCCAGCCACTCAACTGCCTCGGCGCCGATACGCTTCACCAACTCAATGCGGTAGTTCACGATGTTCCCGGAAAGCCGGGTGTTGCATGGCGAGCACTGGCGGTGGCAGTTCTTCGGCTCGAAGCGCAAGGCCGGATTGCTCCCCACGGTGCGGTAGTGACCTGCGTCGTACTTGCCCTGGTGGTGGCGACCGCAGCTGACGCATGGCAGCTCAGCGTCACGGGCACGCACCCAGGCGTTGAAGGCCTGCTGTGTGTCTTTCAGGTGATCCGCCCTGCTTTTGAGCTTCTCCTTACGGACTTTGATCTCGCGGCGCCCGACTTCTGCCAGCGCTTTCCCGGCGATCGCCCGTCCCTTTTCAGACTTACCGTGCGCAATGGCGCACTCGATCTCACCGCACACGGCCTGCGCGGCGCGAGCTGGAGTGAACATCACCCGGCACTCTGGGCAGCACTTGCGCCGATGGCCACCGGACGTGAGCGGGGCTTTGCGTTGCAGCGGGGTGCGCTTAAGCGTCATTGCGGGCACTCCTGCCGGTCAGTGCATATGGTTCGGTAGTGCCCGAAGCACTCCGGTGACTGCCATGCTGTTGGCGTATGGAAGTCCATCTGGTGCTTTTTGGAGCAAGCGTTGTAGTCGGCAGGGACTGTGCTTTTCTCGCTCCATGTGCGGAAGTTCAGGCATTCCTCGCACCATCTGGCGGGCTGCCGGTTGCTCTTATTGCTATTGCGTCGACGAACAATTTCTTCGAGCAGCTCATCGTCGGTAAAGCAGTCGAGAAGGCTCACGCGACCTCCTTGAATGCTTCGAACTCGGCCATTTCGGTCAGGCGCTCTTCGGTGAGCGTCGGCCAGTCATGCAGCACCAGGTACGCGCAGCACTGGCGCCAAAAGTCTTGGAATGTCTCCTCCCCCATCGAGTCGTAGGAAAGGCTGCGGGGTGTCTTGCGGGTGAGCTGGCCCAGGCCAGGGATGTCGAACGCTTCCTCGTCGCAGTACACGCCCGACTCCAGTTGAAGGGCCTTGATCGCGTCGTGGGACTGCTTGCCAGAGAACCGGTCGATGTTCTGGCTTAACACCCGGCCCAGGCCATGGACCAAACCATTGAACCGTGGGTTACGCGGCTGCTTGAGGTCGGCGCGGATCTTCGTGTTGATGCGAAAGTCCCGCTCGCGGAGGATCGAGCGGTCAGCGTCGGAGGACGGCACGAACGCGGCCACATCCTTGCCGGTGGCTGGATCTACCAGGCGGCGCAGCACGAGGTACACGGGCATTGGGCGTGGCTTGGCTGGCCGGGTCATGGCTTCCACCGGAAGAATTCAACTTCGAATGGACCGACGTAAACCCGGACGGCAGGCTTGGAGTCGAGTTTCGTGAAATAGAAATGCCAGTTGAGCGGGCGGAACCCAAAGAGCAGCCATCCCCGCTTGAACCCGAAGCTGACCATGTAGCCGTTGCCACGGTATTCGTCAGTGAACTTTCCATAATTGGTCTTCATGACAGCTCCCCCTTGCCCATGGCGGCGTCGAGCAGCGCGTCCAGGTCTTCACCTGTCATCCCGGTTGCGTGTGGACCAATCCACTCCACAACCTCGATGTGTCCGCTACGGGCCTGACGCAGCCACTCATACCGCTCTGAACCCTTGCGCAGCGCCGCCAGCTCTTCGGTGAAGTCCGGCCCTTTCAGGCGATTCAGTTCGCCCTGGTACGCCGCGCTGTTGGCTCGCTCAGCGGCGACAGTAAGACGCCAAGCCTCGATGTCGAGCCGCTGGCGGTTATTCTCGGCCTTGAGCCGCTCCAGATCGCTCATTAGTCCGGCGGACATGTTGTCGATCTGCCCGATGACGCTGGAGGCTCTTTCGAACGGCTGGAAGTTTGGAGAGTCCTTGGCATAGCGCCGATGCCAGATTGCCAAGGCCAGGTCGGTCGTCTCTCTCAGAGCTGCGGTGTTCTCGGCCTTGAGCTGGTCGCGCTCGCTGGAAACGTTAATCAACTTGGCTGCATTGCAGTCGCATTGGCCACGCCATTCGCCGACGATGTCATGCACGTCACCGGTATCGCCGCAACTCCAGCAGGACGGGCCGTTCCGCCAAACTTCGAGCTCTTGCGCAAGATCACGCTCGGCTGTGCTTCGGAACGTCTTCAGCCGCTCGTTCTCGGCGATCAGGGCCAGGATGGTTTCAGGGTCAACTTCTTCGTGGAACTGCTGAGGCGCACGCATCTCCTCGCTTTCATCGGAGAACTTGATTACATCTTGGGCGGCGTAGGTGGCGGCCGCTTTGAGGTCGGCGTAGTCGGTCATTTGCATTGCTCCAGCGCACGATCAAGGGGAGCGCTTTGCGCGGCGATCTTCACGCACACCAGTGTCAGATATCTGGATCCGGTGGCGATCCCGTTAACGGTAAAAAGCACACACGCAGCTACCAAAAAAATGATCAGGGCGTCCTTCATCAGAAACCCTCCTTGCCGCGCTGCGATTCCCACTCAAACGGAACGACGATCAACCCGCCCTCCCGCAGCCGGTCAACACAGCGGTCGCCCATTGCTCGCCCCAACTCGCCAGCGCCCAGATTCGAGATAATCACCGTGGGTGCTTCACGCTCGTACCGGCCGTTGATGATTGCGAACAGAGTCGTCAGCTCGAAGTCGCTCGGCTGCTCCTTGCTCACGCCGATCTCATCCAGCACCAGCAGGTCGGGATTGATCAGGCTGGACAGGATGTCCGACTCGGACAGCTCGCTCCTCCGGTCAAAGGTTGCCTTGATGGCCTGCAGGACGGCCCCGACGGTTCGGTACACCGCCGTGCGTGAGGTTTTGTGCAGAAGCTCATTGGCCATCGCCACGCCGAGGTGCGTCTTGCCGGTACCGGGCTTGCCGATCAGCACCATGCAGCGCCCTACTTCGCGGATCTGGTCGAACGTGGCGACGTAGTGGCGGCAAAACTTCAGGGCCTGGCGCTGCTCGTCATGCTTGACCTGGTAATTATCCAGCGTGCGGCTCATGAATCGCTTCGGGATCAGCGCGTCTCCCAGCTTTCGGGCCAGAGTCAGGCGCAGTTCGTAAGCTTTCTCGGCCTTGGCGCTTTCCTCGCGCTCGATGGCAATGGCACGCAGGCACTCAGGGCAGCCGCCCTTCAGCTCACGACCGAGGATCACAGTGACCTTCTGATCAAATTTACCGTGCTTCTCACAATCGGCTGGCTGGGTGCGGATTGGCAGCACGCCATCTGCGACGGAGACAATCTTCTCAGAGCGCATAAGTGCCATCCTCCCGCTGGATCAAGCCGGAGGTGTAGTCGCGCTCAGCGAAGCCGGTGTGACGAGATGGGGCCTCACGCTTCACGAACGGACGGACGTTACTGGCCCGGTTCTTGTCGTCCTTGACCCACTTGACGAGCAGGGATACCCACTTGGATTGGGTTTGCAGCAGGCCGGTGGTTTCGTGATGAGCGGTGAACGGGGCCACAGCGTCCTTGGTGAACAGGTCAGTCGAGACGCCGAAGTGGACGCAGTAGGTCTTCAGCAGGTTGGCGTCAGGCATCCAATCCAGGGTCATCTCGACAGGGGCCTTTGGGTCAACGAGTGGCTCGCCATCTTCCAAGGGATGGTCTTCAAGATCATCGAAGCCTTTGAAGCTTGATCCCGGAATTTCTTCGCTCGCGTTGAGAGAGTGGTGCTGATCCCTTCCATTCCCTTCTACATCTACATCTACATCCCTTCCGGGGTCGAGGTCTCGACGGTCACTCGACGACTCTTCGACGACCGCTCCGCAATCACTCGACGACTGCTCGACGACTTCTTCCTGATTGATCGACGTATCTTCTCTTTCAGGTTCTTCGCCCTCGATGATCAGTTGTGGAGGCTTCGGGTACTTGAAGGTGCGCTTTTCGATCTTCTGGTGCTTCCAGCCGTTGACGTGGAGGTACTGCTTTCCGGATACGGAATAGCTGCGGGTCAGACCAGAACCTTCAAGCTCGCCCAGCAGCTCGCTGACAGCCTCGGTAGTGATGTCGTCGCCTGGAAATACCAGGGCCTTGATCGTGCGAGGAGCTAGCGGGTGGTTGCCGCCGTCATCGCAGAAGTTCCAGAGCCCAATGAACAGCAGGCGAGCAAGCGGGCGACTTTCCATCACCTGCTCGCTTGACCAGAATTCGGGTTTGATAGTGCGGATGCGGGCCATTACACAGCCTCCTTGAGTTCGGCAGCGAACAGCTCTGCTATATCGATCTGGTACACATCCATCCATGCGCCCGCTGGCCACGAGCGAACCGTACCGAAAGTTGGGTGGAGAACTTTGGGGGCTGTGATCCCATGATCCTTGCACCAGCGACGTAGCGGCACGTAGCCAGAAATCCCAAACTTGCGCCCAGTGATCTTCTCCACGGCCACTACTGACGCCTGCTTGGTGCCAAGTCCAAGCTCTTGTTTAAGTTTTTGCGCCTGCCGAACAGCAGCCGATGCAGTGGCCATGGCTGTAGCTTCACGGCGGGAACCGATTTCGGCTTTAGTTTCGATGGCGTGATCGCGCTGCTGAGCGATGTGCTTGTTCTCGGCGATCAGCGCGAGTTGCTTGGTCGCCAGATCCTGGATCAGTAGAAGCTTGCCCTCATCGGTATCGATTGACGGGCTTGCTTGCTGTGCCTCCAGTTCCTGCCAGCGATCCACTAGGGCGGCGGTAAACTCTGGGCAGAGCTGGGCGACAACTACGAAGCTGTCACGCTTGAATACCATGTAGGTAGCGACACCCTGTCCAAGATGATTTTTAACTTCCTGCAATGCAGGTTGTTGGATCACCTTGCGATCCACGAGACGCTCAATGGTTTTTCGTACGTTGTCGTGGCGAGATCCAACAAGCTCTGCAATTTCCAGGCTCGACATTTCGATTTGGCGCGCCACGTTTTCAGGTTGCGAAAAACGTGGCGCGAGATTGGTAGCGCTATTGATATGTGGCAGGGTTTGCATATAATCGGCCTCACAAGTGTTATCGAATCAGCCGACCTCGACCGTCGGCTTTTTTGTGCCTGTAATTCAGCGCCGAAGCACCAACCTCCCTGTCCCACCCCCGTCTCGCCTCTCTCAAAACCCACTGGATAAAACTCCAGCGACTTCAGGTTTCTTACTTCGTGGACCGGCTGGGCCGATACTGGCTACATGGATTGGTGAGCGCGGGTGTTAGGCGGCGGACTGGATGCCCTTCTGGCGCATGCACAACTCACGAGCCGTGATCTTCCCGCCCGTCAACTCTTCCGCTTTAAAAGCTTTCTCGGCGCCCATCGGATGGATCCCTGCCACCCAGTACGAAACCGCGGCCTGAGACACATCGAGCGCCAAAGCTGTTTTGGTTTGCCCGCCGAAGAAGTCGACGAGCCTTTCGATAGGGGTCATCTGAGAACCCTCCTGATAAGCCTGCTTATATCCTAAGTAGAAGGACACTTATTTGCAAGCCGATAAGGGAACTTATAAATTCCAGCGGATGAGCACACTCGCCGAACGAATTAAATCCGCGCGGAATCACGCCAAACTGACGCAGAAGGCTCTCGCCTTAAAGGTCGGGGTTGAGCAGCCCGTGATATCGCAGCTGGAGACAGGAAAGAACCTTCAAAGCGCGCACCTGCCGAAGATCGCGCACGTGTGCGGCGTGAACGCTATTTGGCTGTCCGAGAACACAGGGCCAATGACTGGCGCGAGCGCTTCCGAGTCGAACGTCTCAATGGCCGCGCAGCCCACAAAATCATTCCGTTACCCGGTAATAAGCTGGGTTTCTGCCGGCTCGTGGGCGGAGGCTGTAGAGCCCTACCCGGCCGGTATTTCCGATACCTATGAGTTTTCGGAGTACGACTCCAAAGGCCCAGCTTTCTGGCTCACGGTTAAAGGCGACTCGATGACTGCGCCCGCCGGCCAGAGCATCACCGAGGGCACGCTGATCCTGGTCGACACCGAAGCCGAGGTAGCACCAGGCAAGTTGGTTGTTGCCAAGCTGCCAGACAGCAACGAGGCGACATTCAAGAAGCTTGTGAGCGACGGCGGCCGGCTGTTCCTGAAGCCGCTGAACCCTGGCTACCCGATTGAGCCGGTCGACGATAACTGCCGGATCGTGGGCGTGGTGGTCCAGGCGCTGCAGAAGTTTTACTGATGCCCTCCGCCCTTGGAAAACCATCGACCTCATGGCGCTGGAGCAAGGTATGGGCCTATGCCCTGCTAGCGCTCATGGTGGTGTTCACAAGCTATGACGGCACTTGGCCGGACGGTGGCTCATACGGCCGCAAGCGCGTCTTCAGTCCCGGCTTCCTTGTGCTCTGCGTTTTCGTGGCTGTGTTTGAGCTGTTAGCGCTGAACCACTTCTATGGGGAGCGCGGGTAAATGGCAGATCTGATGGAAAAGCTCGACGGCCCCAGGACTGCCCAGCAGGAACTGTTCTACGACCTTGAAGATGCGACGGCGGTTATTGCCTGGTCAGTGGCAGAACTGACCAATATCGCGGGGCTCGCAAAATCGCCGGAGGAGGCCATCGCCTTGATGAAGATGGGCACGCAGCTCGCTGCTCAGCAGGAAAAGCTCGGCGGGTATGCGGATGAGGTGAAGGCGGGGCAGATAAATCGAAGCAAGCCCGAGTAGGCGCATGGTTTGGCGCGGCGGGATGCTTTAGGAATTCAATTAGCGCTACGCGCATGGAGAGCAAATGGCTAACCCCATAAGAATGGCTAACAATTTCGTCGCTGGTCACGCAGATTCCGCAACCGTTGCGGCATTGCGCCCAGACAACTCAAAAATAGCTATTAGCTTCGTTGAGGAGCAGATGCAGCCATTGCTGGTTAAGCCGAATGGAAGCCCGACCGATTACGAAGTCGTAGAGGCGGTTATCGCCTCGATTACGATGGTTCCTGAGCTTGCTAGAGCTCTGGCGGAATCGATTCTTAAAACGCTCGACGGTAATAAGTAAATGGCTGCTGATGTCGATGTTGCAGGCGCCTCCGACGCCCATCATCAGCCCTCCTCCATATTTTCCTTAAGCTCTACTCCGGTTGGCGGAATCGCTCAGATTACCGTGACTCAGGCGCAGAGAGATCGGGCGCCACAAGCAAGCAAAGTAGTTACTCAAAATCGCGCGGGGATGGGCGGCCGTGCTACGATTGAAACAGTCCAATCAGAAGATATTTCAACAGACACTCAAATCACGGGAGGCGGTATGTCAGAAAATAATGCATGGTTCGCCTTCCTGAAGTCGCCACACTTTACGGTGATCTCGACAGGGGTCATAACCGTCCTTGCGGGAGTAGGCATGTACGTCATGCTGGATAATAAAATATCCGCACTACGCATGGAGACAAAGTCTGACCTGCAGCTGTCTTGGGATCGAACGGAAGCCCAATTCGGTAAAGTAGACGGCAGATTTGATAAGGTCGACTCTAAATTTGACGCCGTGCTGAGCAAAATTGACTCTGAGGGAAAAGAAATCCGCGCCTTACTCCGCCCATAAGCTTTTCCCCGTAAAAAGCCCGGCCTAGCGCCGGGCTTCTTGTATCTGCCCCTTCACATCCCTTTCACAGTCGAACGCTTATGGTTATCCCAGCTCCTAGCGATCATCCCTTTAAGCCCGCTACTCCCATCGCGGGCTTTTCTTTGTCTGTGATTTGCCAGGCAGGCCCCGGCCACTCCGGCGACGTCTATACGCGCCCGCCTACAAAATGACACGATAGCGCCTCGCCTTCGAAAGCAGGAATACAGGATGTTCAGTCACGTAACCGTTGGTACAAACGATCTTGATAATGCAGCCGCCTTCTACGATGCGGTGCTGATCCCTCTGGGTTTTTGCCGTAGAGCTGTAACCCCTGATGGCGGGCCGCCTTCCGCGTGCTGGATTAAACCCGACAGCCCCCTGCCTCGCTTTTATGTTTACTGCCCTTACGATCAAAAAGAGGCCTTAGCGGGAAATGGCAGCATGGTGGCTTTTTCCGCGCCAAATTCAGATGCAGTCGACACCGCCTATGCCGCAGGCGTTAGGACTGGTGGTGTAGATGCGGGCGAGCCCGGGCCACGCTCTCACTATGGAGACGGATACTATGGCGCGTATCTCCATGACCCGGATGGCAATAAAGTGCACATAGTCCATCGTGGCGATTTGCACTTGCAGGGGTAGACGCACCTCCCTGCTTTGCTTGGAGCCCGCCATCACGCGGGCTTTTCTTTGTCTGCGATTTGGTCGCCACGCGCCGGTTACCCTGAACTACGCTCCCAGAATCACCGACTGTCGCCAAAGCCATGCCCTCCCCCGAATACTCCCTCACCGACACCCTTGAACGGATCTACGAGAACCAGCTTGCCCTGGAAGCGGCCATCATGGAGTTATCGTTGTGGGCTAAGCGCAACGGAGGTGTCCAAGTCGACGCCAGCGTTCGTGGCGCGCTGTACACCATTGGCGAGAACGCGGGACACGTTAAGCAGGGGCTGGCAAGATTGAGGGCGCATGAGCCGGACTGAGCGCCCTGCCCGATCTGAATCCGTAGCCCACCAGTGAGCGGTTTTTGCTGAATACTAAAACCTTAGCTCTTGGAAGGATCCGTTCTCGTTGTGCACCTTCACTGACGCCGCTTTCCCTGCAATAAGTGGTGCAGTCATCTTCACGAGCCCCTCTTTCGTTTGTGCCTCTGCAAGTGGTTTAACTGAGCCTGTCCTGAACAAGCCCCAGCCGAATTTGGTTCTCAAAATCCTGTACGAATTCATGACTGCATCCATTCAATCGGATTAGTGAGCATAGTCGATAAAAGCTGATCCGGACCCGCCCTAAGATGGCGGCTGAGCCAACACCTCGAACAATCGATAGCCCGCCGCTGAGCGGGCTTTTTTGTGCCCAAAATAAAGACCTACCACCACACTTTATGCATTTGTGCATGTTTATTCCAAAACTTGCTTGCCAGAGTTCGCCAGCATCAATACTGTACATGCATCCAGTACAGGCAAGGAACATCACATGACCCTCCCCGCTTTCACTACCTCGCAACCATCCTCCTCCTATGAAGCGGCAGGCCGGCGCTTGCAAGCTTTAATTGCCGCGCCAGGAGTCCAGAAGGTCCAGGCAGTGACCGTGTCTCGCCTAGCCCATGAAAGGCCAGAGGACTGGAGGCGGCTGCTCCATGAAATCGGCGAAACGGCCGGGGTCAGGGTGGAAGTTCTGGAAGGTGGCACCGTCAGGATCGGTTGGCGAGAATTCTGCGACGCATAAATGAGCCCGCCACTGAGCGGGCTTTTTATCGACTGCATGAAAAAATATAAGCGTGCTTATTGACGATAAAAATAAGTTGGCTTATATTTCAATTCAAGCCAGCAACAAACACCGCCGGCCAGCAGCGAAAGCTGCGTCGCTCTTTAACAGTCTGACGTGACCACCGCGACGTACCCAGGCCACTACCTGGGTCGGAAGAAGCTAAATCGCCGCCCAAGCAGCCTCTGGATAGCTGCCGTACTCCCACATGTGAATACGCGAAACCACGCAAGCCAGCCAGGAAGAACACCGTCCACGAAATGTGTGACCTGGCCAAAGAGAGGACTCAGGCGCCGCGCGTGGTGGAGAGAACAAATTTTCCTCGATGGCCTTGGAAACAGGGCCATCCGGGAAAAGGAGAAAGACCATGAATGAAGCAATGGTTAAGAGATTTTTCGAGTTTGTTAAGTATGACCCTGCGATGGGGGAATTCACTTGGGTCAAGTCACCCAACGCAAATTCACCGAAGGGCTCAGTAGCTGGATCAGCGGACACCGCCGGGTACCGACGGATAAGCCTACTCGGCAAACAGGTATCAGCTCACAGGCTTGCCGTTCTATGGATGACCGGCTCCATGCCTGATAACGAACTCGACCACATCAACGGCATCCGATCAGACAATCGATGGGCGAACCTACGGGTTTGTGATCAATCGCAGAATCGGCAAAACGTGAACCTACGATCGGACAACAAGGTAGGCGTCAAGGGTATTCGCATTACCAAGAATGGTCGCTTTGAGGCTCAGGTTATCGCCAATAAGGCTCGCAAAAGCGCGACCTTCATGACGCTTTCAGAGGCGGCCGAATGGGTGAGGTCGACGCGAATAGCGATGCACGGAGAGTTTGCAAAGCACGCATAACAGCATGACGGACATTTTCACTTCTGCATCTGGTGACGGGTGCAGCGGGAAAACAACCGGAGAGCAGTGATGACCAAAAAGGTAGGGAGGAAAACGACGGTGACGGCGGTAGCAATTCGGATGCATCCAAAACTAAGACATCTTCTGGATGTGGTGGGTCGTAAGCAGCGCCGCTCGATGACTGCTGTTATTGAGGCCGCCATCGAAGCATTCGCAAGCTCTGCAGAGCGTGATATCGCGGAGTCGACTTGGTCCACCGATGAAAACGAGCGCGCCTTGAACCTCTATTTAAAAGCGCCTGACCTTTGCTCATTCGATGAGGAAGTCGATGCCAAGGCAATCCTGGCTGCGCGCAGTCAGTAATCGGACCTTTTCACGTCAGCGCTTGTATCGGGCGCTTTCGGAAACCACCCGGAGTAAGGCGATGAACGAAGCCCAGAAAAAAGAGATTCAGGACATTGTTCAGGAGATCGCGACTGACGAAAGCATCAGTTTTGACGAGGCTTTCGCAATCGCCGTGGGGATGTTGAAGCTTCATGGTGGCGGCATGCCTAAAGGAAGAAAGGCCGCTGGCAGTGGAACAGGTCAGGCCTCGTAAAGAAACGCCGACCATTCGTGTTCATGGACACGACAGAGAAAAATAGAGGCTGAGCCTCGCGAAGTAAGCGGATCAGAAATAGATTTAACTCTATCTCTTAATTCAGAGGTACCCAGAGTACTAGTACCAAAGTACGTCCCTATCGGCATGCCGTACGTTTTACCGTCATCAAATAAAACGGTCCTTTTCAGGCCGAGCGCATCCATCTTTTCGTGAAGATCGGAGTAATCCTCTCCGCTAGCCCTAAACAGCTCAACTCGCACCATGTATTCCGCCATTGCTGCACTCCTTGCTTCGACTGTGGAGGTCGAAGCATATGGCTTTCCCTCGACTGTGGAAAGCGAGGAAACAGGGAGCCTGCCCCTGTCAAAACAGGCGCCTTAACTGACCAATGCCACCTGGGAGTCACGACGATGGAAGCAACAATCATCAACGGCGCATGGAAGGGTCACCTCGGACGTGGCCTTGCACCGCGAGAGCTTCAGTTTCTGCTTTGGATTGCCCAGGGCTTCACCTCGAAAGAGATCGCTCGGGAAGCAGGCATTGAGTACGGCAGCGTCAAGAAGCGCCTGACCAATGCGATGTTCAAGCTTGGCGTGACGAAGCGCACTGCTTTGGTGGCTGAGGCCATGAAGCGCCAGATCATCACGCCGGTCTGCTTTGTGCTGGCGGCGCTGATCGCCATTCACTCGATGATCAGTGACGACTCATTGCGTCGTGATCGCCGGGCGCCGGAAAGGCGAATGGCTCAGGTGCGAATGGTGCGCCGGACGGAATGTCCTGAGCTGATGGGTTGAGCGGTACGGACCTTTTCACTGATGCACCTGGTTACCCAGTGCATTGAGAAAAAAACGGGAGACAGGTATGGGGAACAACGATCTGAAGGACGCAGAGCAGACTCTGCAGCGCCTCGCCGCAGCCCTGAACAAAGCGGTCCGGGAATATTCGAACCACGGAATGACTGTAGAGATGGATGTCGTCAGCAGCTCAATAATCGGGGGTGTTTCGGTGTCGTCGGTTTCGCTGAACTGCAGCATCGCCATTCGAAACCTCGACTGAACAACCAGCGCCACGACAGCCTGTCGTTAACTGCCCGATGCCCTGGTACTCCCCAGCACCAGGTCGTATCGGAGTGTGATCTGAAACACAGGCCGAAAGGTTCCCCCGGACAGCCGGCATGCCGGAGTAAGTCAGGGCAGATCACACCCCGATGCGGACGAAATCGCGGCCTATAACCGCCCACCTGCACTCAACTGCCAGAGCACACCGCCGCAGTTGAAACCCCACACGGAGGATTGTCAGCCATGAAGTAATTCAGAGATTCACCTGCGTGGCGCAGTAAGCCTGAAGGCTGCGCCCAACATCCTGACAGGCAGCGGAAAGCAGGGCCGACGATGTGACCGCGCATCATCCGAAAGGTAGGCCCACCCAAAACGAAGATGAACACCGCAGGCGAGTCCGAGGGCATAGCTGGCCAGACTCGACACATCCCGGGAAGTGCCGGGCGCCTGCGTCATCGCGGAATCGCCCGACCGGTGACAATGCTCTTGCTTCCGCAGTTGCAAATAGGAACATGGGATTCGGATCGCCGACGCAGGTGTTCATAGTCGCTTGCTGCAACAGTATCGAAGCCGCTCCACCGATTTTCGGTGTTGCCCAGTTCGTCTGAGCGAACGACCTTAATACCTACATGCCCGCAGGACCTGCAGGTTGCTTTGTAGTGATTTTCATCCCAGCTCATTTGCCACTCCTTGACGTCCATAAGTCTGTCAAATATAGCAGCGATATCCCACCTCCCCGCCTTTATCCACCAGCACTCACCCCGCGGCCATCGGCAACCAGCGGAGGGCATGAGTGTTGACGAATACAGGTGAACCAACGAAAGGAGACGACCATGAACCAAAGTCACCACGCTTACTGTGATGTAGCGATCGCAATGAACCAGCGCCGCAATATGTCCTTGGCGCTTTGCCTTGGGCTGGTCGGCTCCAACGCCCCGAAGACCTCGCCTCGGCACCGGGTCATTCCGGTGAGTGATCAGTTCTTCCACATCGTCGACGGCCAGACGGGCAAGGTTGTTGGGTTCCGCCGCGATCACAACGAAGCTTGCGCCTTCGCCCGGCGCCTGGAGACCTGCCATGCCGACCAGTTACGCGGATAGTGCCCAGGCCCGGGAATCCGACAGGCGCTGGGACTTCCCGGAACAAACGCCAAGCAGTCGAGCGGTCCTGTTCCATGAATATACCGAGGACGACCTTGCAGAACGTGATGCCCAGCGTCTCGCAGAACGTGCAAGCCTCAAGCGCCGGATTGGGTTGGCAATGACCCAGATGGAAGCCATCTGCCCGCCGATTGGGAGTGATGCATGAACACCGCCCAGCGCGACCACCAGACCGCAGTCGGCTGGATCGAGGCAGAGATCGAAAACATGATCCGCGACCTCGGCAAGCCCAACGCAAGTGCGGCAGCGACATCCTGCGTCACCCTGGCCTTCATGCTACGGGCTATTGATGAGGCCGAGCAGCGCCGCTACCGGGCGCGCATCGACCAGATCTACGCCGAATACAACGCGTCACTCGTTTCTGCCGCTTAACCGCACCACCTCACTACAACACTTTCAATGCTGCGCCAGGCGCGGCGAGGGATCGTCATGTCCACAAATGCTAAAAAAGCACCCGCACAAGAATCGCTCGAAATCAGCGAAGCCGAAAATGCGCAGAAAGCAGTATCTCCTGCGGTAGCGTTCACTGACATCGCTGAGTACCGGCCGCACGAAGAACAAATCGTTCGCCTGGAAACGACTTACGCGAAGCTGGTCGTTGATTGCTCGACGACCGAAGGCTACGAGAGTGCCAAGGAAGTACGCGTCGATATCCGTGCCGTGCGTTATGCCCTGGCGAATACCACCAAGACTGCGTTGGCGCCCTACCAGCAGGCGGTTAAAGATGCTCAGGCCCGCGTCAATCAGGTGAAAGAGTTCGGCGAGACACTGAAGACTCGCGTCCTCGTACTTGAAGAGCCAATCGACGAGGCGATCAAGGCTGAAGATAAACGCATTGCCGAGGCCAAGGCCGAACGCGAACGCATCGAGCGTGAGCGCATCGAGGTCATCCGCGCAAAAATTACCCGCTTCAGTTCTGTCGCTGCCGCATATGCAAGTCGGAGCGCGACTGACGTCTCCAGCATTCTGCAAGGCGTCAAGGAATCGGTGATCCTCCCCGAAGAATATGGCGAGTTTGAAGCCGAAGGCACCATCGCTCGTGATAACGCAATTGAGCAGTTGGAAGCGCTGCACAAGGCTGCCATTGATCGAGAGGAAGCTGCTGCGAAGCTGCTGGCTCAGCAGAAAGAGCTTGAAGAGCTGCGCGAGAAGCAACGCGTCGCTGACGCTGAAGCCGAGGAACTGCGCAAGCAACGCGCCGAGGAAGATCGTAAGCGCTTAAAGCAGCAGCAGGACGAACTGGATAAGCAGCGCCGCGATATGGAAACGCAACAACGCCAACAGCGTGAGCAGCAGGAAGAGCAACAGCGCCAGCAGCGCGAACGTGACGCCCAGTATCAGCGCGACCAGGAAGAACTGGCCCGTCTTCGCGCCCAGGCTATTGCCCCGGCACCAGTAACTGCTGCAGCTGCGCCTGTGATCGTAGAGAAGGTTGAAGTCACGCCGATCAGTTCGCATGCGATCGGTGATAACACCGACGACGCCACTACAGGCGCGCCACTCGTTGACGACATCGTCGAGGTCGTGGCGCTGGGCTTCGACGTGAGCCTCGACACCGCTCGCGCCTGGCTACGCGCCATCCGCTTCTAACCACCCTTTCCACCCGAAAGCCGACACGTCCCTTGTCGGCCAGGGAGAGCGCTATGACCGATACAGACACACAAGCACAAACAGGCCTCGCCACGTACCACGATCCATCGCACAACGCCGCAGCGCTCATCCTTGATCCGGGCACGATGAGGTCAATGACTGATCTTGCGACGATGATGGCTGACGGGAAAACGACCGTTCCTGAACATCTGCGGGGCAACAAAGCCGATTGCATGGCAATCGTCTTGCAGGCGATGCAATGGCAGATGAACCCATTCGCGGTGGCTCAGAAAACCTTCATCGTAAAAGACGGCGCACTGAGTTACGAAGCTCAACTGGTCAACGCTGTAATCACATCCAAGGCCCCCACCATCGACCGCCTGCACTATGAATGGTTTGGGCCCTGGGAAAAGATTGTCGGCAAGTTCCTGGTTAAGAAAAATGCAGATAACAAGGAATACCGCGTTCCCGGTTGGGGGCTGCTGGACGAAGTAGGCTTGGGCGTCAAAGTATGGGCGACTTTCCGTGGAGAGAATGAGCCGCGAGTGCTTGAGACACTCATGGCGCAGGCTCGCACTCGTAACTCCACTCTGTGGGCCGACGATCCGAAGCAGCAGATCGCTTACCTCGCCACCAAGAAGTGGGCTCGCTTGTTCTGCCCTGACGTGATTCTGGGTGTTTACACACCTGACGAGTTCGAAAGCGTCCACGGCAACGAGATTGATATTACTCCCTCTGAACAAGCAGCTAACACGGCCGCTGCAGCTGGTGTTTCGTTTGGCCCCAAATCCCCGTCACCGGAAATCGACGGTGTATTCGCAGACCTTCTTATCGTCGCGAAGCGGCAAGACATCGAAGCCTATGCAGCGGCCTGGGCAGGTCTCAAGCCGAAGCAGCGCGCAGCAATCGGCCTGGAGTGCCACGAAGCCCTTAAAGCCATGGCGGCGACCGTCGATGCCGACTTTACCGATATGACGGGATCCAACGGCGACCAGTCCCAGACAGAGGAGGCGGCATAGTGAGAACGGAACTTCAGGGCACCGAAAAATGGCGTCAGGACCGGTCTGGCCGCTTAACAGCTAGCCGCTTTAAAGATGTGGTGGCCTGGGGGAAGCCTGACAAAAATGGGAAGCGCGAGCCTATGGGTGCGCGCACCTCATACATGCGCGAACTGTGCTTCGAGCGACTCGCAAAGAAGTCCAAGCACAACGTCAGCAGCGCCTCTATGAAGTGGGGCCACACCGAAGAGCAGAAGGCGCAGGACGCCTACGAGATATTGACCGGCAACATCGTCCTACCGTCGGAGTTCATCGTTCATCCAAAGTACGACTGGCTCGGCTGTTCACCAGATGGCCTGATCAACGAAGACGGGGGCACCGAATCGAAGTGCCCCTTCAACGAAGCGATACACGTCAGGACCTGGTTGGAAGGCATGCCCGAAGAGCATATGCCACAGGTCCAGGGCTGCATGTTCGTTACTGGCCGAAAATGGTGGGACTTCCTGTCGTTTGATTCTCGCCAAGATGAAGAGTGTCAGCTCTATATCGAAACGATTTACCGCGACGAAGACTACATCGCCAACCTGCACAAAGAGCTGGTCCAGTTCAACCTGGAACTGAACCGCATGGTTGATGAGGTAGCGGACAAAGCTCGGGCGCAAGCCCATCGCCTAGGAGCCTGACCATGATCAGCAACCTAAAATCAGACATCGAGTTCCGGCGCGAGAAAGCGCTGGAGCTTTCCAGTCAGGTCAGTCGGCACTTGGACGCCGGTGGCAAATACACCATCGGCGAGAGCCCGGCGATCAATCCAGACCCGGCAAAGCGTTCGGAATTCATCGACCCGACAACCATCCTCAAGCGCCGCAAGCAGCCCATCACCCGGGCCGAGCGTGAGGCGCTGCGCAAACTCGCGGAGGCCATATGAGCAAGCGCAAGCCTCACAACTTCAAAGCCCGCATTGACCGATCCTGCCGGTCGCTGCTGGCTACCAATCACGTCGCAGTAGTCAACATCGACCCCAGCGGCCGCCAGGGCATGATCAACTACAAATCGCTCAAGAACATTGCGCCGGGAAAGATTGGCCAGGCTGTCTGCGGAATTCCCCACCGGTGGACGATCTACCTCGGCGCCCTTTGCATCGACGCCCACGGCGACCGCTACAGCAAGTCGATTGAGGTCGCGCCCGATGGCGTCTACCTCTCCGACCACCTGGAAGACGTGATCGAGCATTGCTACAAGAAGCTGCGTGACGAGGCAAACCAAAGCCAGATGGTGGCTTCGGGCTGGATCGCCATTCCTGAAGCGATATCGCTGGACGAGGCGCATGCAGCGCGGATCTTCAAAGCAGTCGGCGCCTGGCACCAGGTGAAGGTCGATTCATGCGCCGCATAGCCCGCATCCAGCAACGCAAACGACAAACCTGGCTCGCACTGCCGGCCAGCGGAATAGAAGAGGTAGGCCATGGCCAAGACTGTGCAGGAACGATCGGCCAAAACTGCCAGGAAGCGCGTGGCACTTGCCGAAGAGGAGTTGAGGCTCAGGGTTCGCCCCGGCACCCGACAGGCGCTGGCCGAATTGATGGAGTGGTCAGGCATTACTGAGCAGGGCGAGGCGATGACGCTGATGATTCATCACCTACACGCGATGGGTTCAGCGAAATGCCAGCCGCTGCTGAATCCACAGCGCCACGAAATCGAGATATCGGAAAACGTGGCGCGGGAATTCAGAAACAAAAGCCTTCTCGCCATCCAGAAAGACCCGGGCGACGAGATTATCGACCCATCTATTTAACTGATGTCGAAGGCGTTTCGTTGGCAACAGGATCCGCAACATCTGCCGGCTGCCCAGTCTCCACGTCACGAACCTCATATCTCCACCATGACAGCGAAGATATCCCATAGAGACCATAAGTACGGCCGCCCACGAGATCAATAGTCATTTCGATCGGAGCAGTTTGTTGTTCCGCGGTAATGAATTTACGAACTTGAATCTTATGCCTGCCTGCACCCAGTCGGTATTCGCTTTGGCGGCTCAACCAATAAAGGGTTTGATCGTCGTCAATCTTAAATATTGTCAAAGATTTATCGAACTGCTGAATCGTAGCGATTTCGGAGTTTGATTTTCCTTCTGCACTTTTGTGTTCGTAATGAATGCACCCAGTCAGCGTGAAGCTGAACAAAATCATTGCTATAAAGCGCCAAACAATCTCGTGTCGCATCAGTGCTCCTTATAGGCTCAAATCCAAGGTGTGGATCGATACCTTATCCTTTTCCAAAATCCCATCCCACTCGCAGAATCCGGTAACGGACGGGCACAGCTGGGTGAAATTGCCACTTTGAGATGTAGCTAGGCCTTTACTACGCTCTTGATAATCCAGACACCAACCAGAACAAATGCTGCTGATTTAGCCACGGCAAACAGAGAATCTCTTCCAGCAAATAACTCGAATGCCGAAAATAGTAGTGAGATCGTTCCTACTACCACCAAACCATAGCCAACCGGTCGCACGTACTTGGGGAACATCTATTCATCTCCATGATAAAACAGAAATTGTAAATTTCCCCGCCCAGTAACGCCATCAATCATTCCGCCTCCATCCGATATCACGGAGGGCGGCGCTTGACTGGAGATAATCCATGAGCAACATTCCTCCGCGCCCGAAGGCTGATAAAGCAATGATCCTCGCGGCCTGCACCGTTGTGGCTGAGAAGATCAATGGAGACGCCGACACCATCGCCCAGCACTACCGCCGCCACATGGACGGTTTTGAGCTGGCAAAGGAGCTTGATAAGTATGCGTCCTGGGACACCACGCGGGATGACATGGAAGCGCTGGACGAGGTCGACTATCTCGTAGATAGGGCCGAAGACCTGGCGGTAAAAGCGTGGGCTGAAGAGTTCAAGCCCGAGCCACCGCTGCCTATTGGCACCAGGGTCAAACAAGGCGTGATCACGCGGATCTACGAGCACACCCCGGCCATGTACTGCGTCAAAGAAGACGGCTGCACCAACGACACCCGCAGCCTGCTCATAAAATTCGAAGACGCCGTAGCTGCCTGATCCGGCTCCATGCCGGTCACCCGTAATACCCCATATCAACGAATCACGCCAGCCGGCGAGGATCCCCTATGCCTACTCACAACATCGTCAGCATGAGTGGCGGTAAAGACAGCACGGCTACGCTGCTGGTCGCCCGCGAGCTGGAGGTGCCGAACCTCAGCGCTGTAGTGGCTGACACCGGGCATGAGCATCCAGAGACGTACGACTACATTCACTACCTGGCTGAAGCCACTGGTGTTCCTATCCGGTGGGTGAAGGCAGATTTCTCCAGGCAGATCGCTGGCAAGCGCAAATTCATCGAAACGAAATGGCGCGAAAAGGGTGTGGCGGAATCCGTGGTGCTGGGCGCTCTGGAAGTACTGCACCCAACCGGCAACCCGTTCCTGGACTTGTGCCTTTGGAAAGGTCGATTCCCTAGCACCAAAGCCCGCTTCTGCACCGACGAGCTCAAGCGCAATCCAATCATCGAGCAGGTTTACCTGCCGCTCATGGACGGCGAGAACATGCTGCTGTCCTGGCAAGGCGTTCGGGCTGATGAGTCGCCGGCCCGCAAGTACCTACCAGAGTGCGATGAGGTTGGCGGCGGCCTGTTCAACTATCGGCCCATCTTGAAGTGGACGGTTGATTCGGTCTTCGAGGCTCACCGGGCCGCCGGCATCAAGCCGAACCCGCTGTACTTGCAAGGCTGTAATCGAGTTGGCTGTATGCCCTGCATCATGTGTGCGAAAGACGAGCTTCGGCAGATCGCGGCCAGGTGGCCAGAGGAAGTTGACCGGGTGCGCGAGTGGGAGCGACTGGTGAGCATCGCCAGCAAGCGCGGCGCGGCAACGTTCTTCGCCACCGTCACCGATCCCACTGTCCGGTCAGATGACAAGGTGAGCGCCGTCACACACGGCATTGACCGAATAGTCAACTGGAGCAACACCGCACGCGGGGGCCGACAGTTCGACATGGTCGACCTGATCGCTCGCACCGACAGCCAGAACAGCTGCTCTTCCGCCTATGGACTCTGTGAGTAATAACAAAACTAATTCAGCATATCGTCCAGTAGGGAGTCTAGGTTAGAGGCTTTGTCCCGAGCTACATCAAATAACTGCTTCAGCATAGGAGAGTATTCAGAGTAGTCGCTTACCAAACTGTCACCGATGATAATCCCAAAGTGGATAGACGTAGTCCAGCTGAACTCATCAACATCCGTCCAGTACTTCTCCCTAAGCTCAAACAAGCATACTGCGCTCCCTTTATATCTAGCTTCGAGATACAGCGGAATGAAATTATCAGTGGCCAACGTTAAGGCTCGAGGAGCACTGTCGATACGCCAGCTAACTTCGCCGTTATTTGTGGAGCGAAGTAACTTTTCAACAAGCATTGACAATTTGTAATCAGTATTCATCGATTTCTCCAAGCTGAATCTTTATGACCGCCATCAACTTGAACGATCATTCCATCAAGGGACCTTGCAATCTCCCAGGCTTCGTTAAGGGAAATAGCTGAAATATCACGAGCAAAAAACAAAAACCTTTTATGCTCAATTTTCCCCAGTACAACTTTTAGGGACTTCTTTTCTTCAGCTGCAAGTTTTCCTTTCAAGATAATCAGACGCCCACGCACCCTAGACAACGCGTTATGGGTTGTCTTACCAGTACCTCCAGGCTTCTCCCACTCTCCAAGAGCCTTGATTAGCGCCTGCGAGTCGCTTGAAAGTTCTGGAAGAATTTCACCTACCCTGACACGGTTAAAAAAGAAATCGCTAATTCTTCTTGCCTGCCATCCAATCCAGCAAGTTAGAGCAAATCCAAGCCATGTGATGATATCGGCAGAGCTGCTTAAAGTTAGCCAAGAAGGCCAAGTCCATTCAATCGATGTCAATCCGTTAGCCCTCCGTTCCTACATTATCTGCAGAAATTATTATGCCTGCCATCACTCCCTTAAGGTATCCCCATGCCCACAGAAAAAAACGGCTGACCCCCTTCGGCCCGAACGGCCGCACCTTTCACATCCATCTGAGCGTTCGCGGCGCAATCCGCGATTTCAGCAAGCGCCAGCTCAAAGGTATGTTCCGCGTTGATGGCAGGGAATGCACCGCTGACGAGGCGAAGGATCATCTGCTCGAAGCGCTGGCCCAGGGCAAAGAGGTGCTTCCCTTCGGTCCGCCGTGCGAAGGCTTCGACTTCTCAGGCGGCGGCTGCCCAGGTCATGACAAGCCGGCGCCGGTTATGAATGTCCATGATTTGGTAACGAGGGAGGCTGTATGAGCCAAGTTAAACGGTGGTACATCGGCGTGTATGGCGGCGAGGCGCAAGCGAGAGGCTGCGCACCCAATGTCCGGGAAATGATTCGAGACTCCGAGAAAGAAATATTTGTTTTGGATGCTGACTTCAAACGCGTCGAAGCCGAGCGCGACGCCCTGCAACAGCGCCTGACCGCAGCGGATGAGCGGTGGGACGAACTGGTCAGTGCGGTACGGTCAATCAACCGCAGCCCGCACTACATGGTCAAAGCGATTGACGATGACCAACCGCAGTACAGGCAGCGCAAGGAATGGATTGATTGGGTGCTTGGGCTTTGTGATGCAGCGCCTAAGTCCAGTGAGCGATCCAACAGGGACTACGCCATCGAGCACGCCGAATACATGGCCAAGTCAGCCGATGAGGTTATGGCGAAATTCCAGGCATATGGCGTGGCTCTGCTGGCCGTTGATGAGGGCGGTGACGATGGCGAATGTGAGCTTTTGGAGAATATTGACTCTGCCCGCAGTGAACTGCAGGAGTCACTGGTAGATCTGCGCGGCATGGTTTACGAATTTCGCAAGCGTAGCGCTAAATCCCAATAGGAGTACATCCGTACTCCACCCGCAAAGACGCCAACCCCTCCTCGAAAATCCTAACTTTCGGCGTCACCAATCAAAATTCGTTAACCAACTCAATCCCCCCTACATGCCTGTCGGCGAGCGGCGGGCGAGGAGTTCCTATGTCTCATGCACTCGACAACAGGCCGCTCTCGGTGCGCCTGCAAGCAAGAATCGAAAAGTACGCCGGGGCCACAGTCGACCCTCTCGTTACCGACCTGGCGCTCCACACCCAGTCGCTGGCGGAGATCACGAGGCTGTCGGCAGAAGTGGCGGTGCTCAGCAAGAACGTTATCGATTTCACCCGAGAAGACTTCGATGCGACCCTGAACAATCTTCGCAGGATGGGCGCCAGCATCGACGGTGACAACGCCTACAAGCGCGACCTGTGCGATGCGATTGCAGGGGCCCTGGCCATGGGTGCCCAGAATACGAACCCGCCGCCGGCGGATCACTGGGGTCAGCGCTTCTGGGATATCGGCCGCGAGGAACGTGCTGGGTGCGAAGAGTTGGTCGCAGCCCTGAGTCTCGCCGTAGACCGCTGGACCCTATTGGCAAACGAGTTCAAACACACGACCCCCGAGCATGATCGAGAGCTCGCCGAGATATCGAAAGCCAAGAACGCAATCGCCAAGGCCACCCGCTAACCCACCTTCTGCCGCCCAGCGCGGCCAGGACACCACATGTTCGCAATGAAACTTACCCTAATTGTACTGGGCGTCTTGCTGTACCTGATCGGCACTGCCGTTGGGTTCATCGTGGGCCTACCTGCCCTTCTCAGCTCCGGCGATATACCAGACATCATTGGCGCCTTCGCTGGCTTCGTCGCCTGGGTGCTCATCACCTTCGGTTTCATCATCCACATCATCAAGACAGCGCGGCCCACAGCGGACGCCGGGAGGTAGCGATGGCACGGCTTATTGCGCAGATCACGGTAAAGCTGCCGCGCCTCATGGAGGCCGGTGAATACAGGAAGTTGCGGTATGTGGGTGGAAAGCCGAGCCTGCAGCAACTGAAGAAATGGATTGAGGAAGGCGAAGTGATCGGAGAGGTAAAAGGCGGGATGTATTTCGTCGATGTGCAGGCAGCGATCATGGGTTCGAGTGACCCGCTGCTCGCGAAGATGCTGGAGATAGGCTGATGGCTGCCCGGCCCCGCACGCTGCAAAACAGAAAGCTGCCGCCAAATCTTTACCCGAACGGGAAGTACTGGCGGTACCGCAACCCGGTCACCGGCGTGATGACCAGCATCAACCGCCCCCTGGAGGAGGCAATCAAGCTGGCCCGGGCGGCAAACCTTAAGTTTGCCGAGCTCGTAGTGGATGACGGCTCGCTTCTGGCGGTGCTGACCGGCGACCGCTTGCCAATCGTCAGCAACCTGCTGACGCGATTCGAAGAGGAGTGGCTGCCGGACCGGTCATACGCCGCGCGCACCCTGGAGGAAATCAAGTTCAAGCTTGAGCGGTATCGACAGGATCTGGGTGACCGGCTGATAGGGCAACTGGACGTGCTGGCAATGGCCGAGTATCTCGACGACTTCAGCAACAACGCCTACACGAAGCACCGCGGGCTGTGGGTGCAGATCTTCGCCTTTGCGGTGGCCAAAGGCCTGGCAGAGCGTAACAACGCCGAGCTGACCCTGGTTAAGAAAGAAGCCGAGAAGAAGCGGCAGCGCCACACGTTCGACGGTTTGAAGTTGATCATCGAGGCGGTGACCACGCCGCCCTGGCTGAGGCGGGCAATCCGCTTGGCCCTGGCCAGCCTTCAGCGCCGGGACGACATCGTCACCTGGCTAAAGTCAGCGGCCGACATGGAAAAGAACACGCTGACCGTCTCCCCCGGAAAGACCCAAGGTTATGAGAACCCTGTGCACCTCAAAATCACCATGGGCGCTGCGCTGCGGGAGGTGGTCGGGGAATGCCTGCGCTCGCCGCTCGCATCGCCCTACCTGATCCACTACAAGCCGAAGGCACGCCGGCGGGAACAGATCGACGCCAAGGACCATTGGACATCCGTGACGCCGGACTACTTGACCAAGGAGTTCAGCAAGGCCAGGGACGCAGCGCATGCCTACGACCATGTGCCGGCCGGTGAGCGACCCACTTTTCACGAGATCCGCGCATTGGGCGCCTGGCTGTATGAGCAGCAGAAATTCCCACAGGAATACATCCAGGCGCTCATGGGGCACGCGGACGAAAAGATGACGAAGCACTATCAGGAGGGGCACGACGAAAAGAAGATCGAGTACCTGGAGGTGGGTGCCGAATTGGCGTTCTGA